AGCTGTCAGGAGCCATCTGCTTTTATCTTCTTCCACTCCTCAATAGCTTTCTCTCGCGCTTCCTCGTAGTTCATGCCGCTGAACATGTAGCTGGCGGCGATGAAGTCGATTTCAAATTCCACTTGGTCGTTCGTTTCCGTGCTTGGTGCGCTCATCTGCGTCTCCTTTTAACGGCGGCTTCTTTGAGCATTTCGCGCAACTCTGCCCACATCATCCGGTAGCTCTGCTCAACGCTCGCGGCCAGAATTAACGGATTCCCGGATAGCCAGCACAGCACTTCGTATGGCGGCTCGACCGGCATGATGACCGGCCATCTCTTTGCGTTCCTATCAGTCATTGGGGCGCGATGGCCGGACCCGGCGCGACTCGAACGCGCATACCGAAGCTGACCTGTCGCCATCACGCAGCAGAGCCTCGGCGTCCTTCCGTTTGAACGACTGGTCCGTATCGTCGCGCTGCCAGTTGTAAATCCCGTTTTCATGTGCGCGCCTTGATCTTCTCGATCAGTTTTCTCCTTTGGAATTTCTGGAAACGGCCAAGCGACGACCGGGTCCAACACTGGCGCCGTTGGCTTGTGGTTGGTGGGCCACGGACACGATTTACACGGGACCGTGGCGCACTCCTTTCCTGTCTCGACGCAGGCCATATCAGAACGGGATGTCGTCTTCCATGTCGTCGAACTTGCCGGCGGGCTTCTTCGCTGCTGGCTTGGCGTCGTCGCGTGGTTCGCCGTGCTGTTCGGACGGCTCGCTGCCGTTTTCCTTGCGACTCAGCATCTGTAGTAAATTGCCGCGGACCTTGAAGGTGTAACGGTCCACCCCTTCCTTGTCCTGCCACTTCTGGGTGTACCCGGTGCCTTCGACGTAGACCATGGCGCCTTTCTTCAGGTACTCGCCAGCGACCTCGGCGAGCCGTCCCCAGAACTCGATGCGCCACCACTCGGTTCGTTCCTTCTGCTCCCCGGAGGCCTTGTCCTTCCACTTCTCGGTGGTCGCCAGAGATACGTTGGTGACGGCTTCTCCGCTGGGGAGATACCGTGTTTCCGGATCTGCGCCCAAGTGGCCGACCAGAATGATTTTGTTCACGCTTGCCATATGAGATTCCTCTCGTGTCGAAGTTGGTCACGGTGCTTCACCACGGGCTTGAGGTAGCCGTGGGCGCTGTACACGATCACCAGCTCCGGCTCCGTCGGGTGATTGACGACGCGCGCCCCGGGGTCGCCGGCCGGCGTCTTGTAGAGCCGCCAACGTCGGCCGTTGATGGCGCGCTTCCAGAAGTACCCTGCCCTGACCTTTGGCGGGGTCTCTCCCTTAAACCCGTGGAGAATGTAGTGCTCGAAGTTGCGGCGCTCCCTGGCAAGGTTCCTTGACCGCTTCTTCCCGAAGAGCGGAATGACCGGCGCCAGCGGCATTGAAGTCATCCCCTTCGCTTCCGGCTTTCTCTTAACCAAAGACGCGAACACGCCGGCGGCCATCGCCGCCATCATCCGCAGATTGGTGCGAGCCCTTGATGGTCCGAAGAAACTCATGCCGGCGCTGCCTCGTCCGGGACCATCTTGGTGAAGGGGTACTTCAGCGCACCGGCGTCGTCCTTGGCGTTGATGCGTTCACCGAAGAACTTGCCGAGGCTCGGCGCGGCCTGTAGCTCCGCGTATACCTCCGGCGTGACGCCGGAGTAGTGGTAGACGTGACCCGGCGCGCCGCCCTTTGCCTTGAACTGCAGCGCCAGGATTCCGGTGGCCGGATCAAAGCCGTGGGCGTGAATACGGGTGGAGTCGCAGGGGCAAAGGGCGATGGTGGATTTCGGCATTGATGTTCTCCTTTGGAGACCTATTTACGGGCGCCAGCGATCTGCTGCCGGTTGACGGCGACGAAGCCCGGCACACGCATGGAGGTCTTGAGGGCCTTTGCCATCTTGTTGACGGCGCCGGTATCGAGTTTCAGGAGACCGAGAAGTTCAGGGCGCGTGGCGGCTTCGGACACGATCCTAGCTTTGGCGTCGTCCTCGGTGAGTCCGGGTTGCAGTTCGGCCACCCAGTTATCTTTGACCGATTGACCGGAGACCTTGACCGCTTCGCTGACCGGCGCCGCGGCGACTTGGGCGGCGGCTTCCAACTGCGCGGCCTGCGCTTTGGCCTCACCGTTCTCTACGGCTGCTTGTGCCCTCTCGGCCTGCTTGGCGGCCTCTGCCGCAGCCGCAGCAGCGGCGCGGGCGTTGCCCTCGGCCAGTGCTTTGCGCTGCGCCTCCTGCGCCTCTTGCTCCTTCCTGCGGGCTTCACGGGCCTGTTCCTCGGCGCGGGCTCTTTCGGCGGCTGCCTTGGCCTCGGCTTCCTGCCGGAGCCGCCTGGTGGCGGCGTCGCGCTCGGCTTGCTCGCGGGCGAGACGGGCCTTTTCCTGTTGATCCCACGCCAGCAGTTTTTGCCCAAGGATCTCGCGGCCGGCCTCCAGGTCCTCGATCGGCGGCAGGAACCACTTTTTCGCGCGTTCCAGAATCAACTGCGCGGGTTCGACAAAGTCCTTGCGCATGGCCTTGATCGCGTCGATGCGTTTCGCCCAGGTCGTTCTTTGGGCGCTTGCGAGCTGCGCCATATCGGCATCGGTGATCTCCCATGCCTGCGCCTCGACCACGGCACCAGCCGGACGGAGACCGGCCATCAACTGCTCGTTGACCGGCAGTACGATGGTCTGCGTGGTCGGGGTTTCGGCCTGTTCCGGCCTTTCCTGCAGAACGGCGCTCATTTTTTTCCTTTCCATTGGTGCCTGATGAGGCAGGCGGTGAAGACGTTGAAGTCGTTGTTGTCCGAGTATTCCTGCATGCGATATGGCTCGCCCTCTTTCAGACGCAGGGCATAGCGCCTCGCTTGCCGACGGTCCTTGTGCTCCTGAACGTCGGCGGCTTGGTACGCGGCGAGTTGCAAGCCGATCGCACGTCCCGCCATGAAGCTGCGCTTCACATCGACGTAGGCGAGGCCACAATTGCTTTCGCCGAACAGGTCCAGCGTACCGGCGTAGCGATGGGTCGGGTGATAGACCTTTTTCTCGGAGGCGATGACCTTGAAGCCGAATTGCGAGACGAACGCGCGCCACTGGGCGAGGATGGGGTTCATCCACTCCGGCAACGTGCTTTCGTCCAGATCGCCCTTGGCATCAAGCTCGACCAGTTTGTGCGCGGCGATTCCTTTCTGACGCGCGATCTCGAGCGTGGCCGGCGGGACCATCGAGAGGTCCGTCAGGTCGCCAATGATCCCCGTGACATTGGGCACGCGAACGCCGTTCCAGAAGTAGCGATGCTCGACAGGATCGAAAGTCAGCACGTCAGCCTTTGGCGTTCTTGCTGATCCACTCCACTAAGGCCGCGAATTCACCGAACGCGAACAACTCCTTCCCGGCCTTCGGTTCCAGACTCTTTCCCTGGAATGCGGCTTCGAGGTCAACCTCGGTGAGTGCCGCATTCTTCAACTTGGCTCTGATGATGTTCGCTTGTGAGGGCTTCATCGGCTGCGGTACTGCATCCGCCGCCGCGCCGCCCACCGCCGCTCCTGAGGAGGATTCCGAGGAGGAGGAAGCGGAGGGGGCGGCGGGCGCGGATTTCGGTTCGATGATCTCCCCGGTAGAGGCGTCAATGGTGACGGGCCGTGACTTCGACTGCGGCATCTGGATGACTTCCGCCGATCCGTCGATGGTCTTCTCGTTGCCTTGGTGCTCGTTCAGGATCTGCTCGGCCTGAGAAAGTCTTTCGGTTCGCGGCCAGAGTTTCGATGCGCGCTTGAGCACCGACTTCTTAATCATTTCCTCTTCCCAGTCGAACCACGGTCCGGACTTCGCCTTCGACATCGTGCGAATCTTGGCAATTTCCTCCATGCCGATGGCGTCGATCTGCGTCGTTCCGTTCGGAAGGAGGGCAGTCGAGTAGACGCCGATGATCGGGCCGCGCTGCTCGGCGGTGGCGAATGGGTCATAGGCGTGATCCGGTTTCTCAAAGGCGCCGCGGAACACGAACGGGTCGTTCTTGCGCACGATGGTTGCCGACACAGCCCTGACACCGCCTGAGTCGGTGGCGATCTTCACCAGCCCGATGTAGCTGATGTCCAGGCAGCACAGCATTCCCTTGTCCCTGTCGTTTCTCGGGACGAGGTAGGCAAGCCGCATGGCCGGGTTGAGCGTGAGGCCGACGGCCGCTACGTTGATGAGGGAATTCCTGACGGAGTTGTATTCGCACTTCTGCATGGTCGCGTCGGCGCCGATCCGCTGCATGGCGAACATCGCCTCGCGCTGGAAGGTGACGAGGTTTCCATCCGGGACGGCGATCTCGGTGAACTTGCGCTCGGCCTCGGCAATGGCTTGCGCCCAGGTCTGGACGGCGGTTCCTGCGACTGCGCTCATGCGTTCTCCTTGGGCTTGCGTTTTTTAACAGCGCGTCCAACACCGCAACGGCGGCAGTAGCGCGAGTCGGCTACTTCGCCAACCTTGGGCCGGCGCCATTTGTGCGCCCCGCCGAACAGACGAATCAGCCAGCAAACGATGTTCATCGTGGTTCCTTCCTGGTTATCTTTGCCGTCACGCAGGCTACCGGCGTCCACTTCCCGTTGCCCTGCTGCTTCACGCAAGCCTGTGCTACCTGCTCCTCGGTGCGGCGCTCATTCCAATCCAAGAACATCTGCGCGCTGGCGAACAGCCCCATGCCGACAAAGCCGGAGAAGATGTGGCTGAAGTTCATGCTAAAACTACCCAAGCCCAACACTCGTTGCGCCGGATAGCGCCAATCAGTGATTTAGATACTCCGAGTTTTTTTGCTGTTTTACGTTGTGAAATTTTTGACGTTCTGATTGCCACAACCTGTTTCATCGTGAGTTTGGTATCTACAAAATCAGAGCCCTTGGCTTGTCTCCCCTTGGAAACCTTGTCTCGCATATTGTCAGCGGCCGTGCCAAGAAAAAGATGTTGCGGATTGCAGCATGGAGGATTGTCGCAACGATGGAGAACCCACATGCCATCTGGAATGGCCCCATACGCTAATTTCCAAGCCAACCGATGCGCGGCTACGTTTTTCCCGTTGAGCCTGATATATCCGTATCCCAACTGGTTCTTGTAGCTAGTCCATTCGATACATCCGGTTGGCGTAGGCAGCAAATATTTTTGCAACCTAGCTTTCTCGGAAAGACCCCGGCTGGCGCGTCCTCGATGCCAACGATTCATTTTTCTTTTCTTGGAAATGGCCATGCGTGTTCTGGATCGAGTAGGCGTACCTTCTCGGCCTCGTCGTCGATCTCGCGCTGCCGGAAGTAATCGTAGGCGTCGTCGCAATCACGAAACGGGATGCCGCGGCACTTAATCATCGCTTCGCCTTCCGAGCCGCACGCTTCTCGGCTTGCTGGCGGGCGACGCGCTGCTTCACGGCAAGGCTCCAGGCGGAACCGAGGTCCAGCGCCTCTTCGCTCCGCAGCCCCTTCGGGCGCAGTAGAAGAAGGCTTCCATGGATCGTGGCGACGAGAGGGCGAAGGCCGCGCTCGCGCACGAAGGCGCTGGTCTCGCGGCGGACGGGTTTGGTCGACGGGGTCAAGCGACATCCAAACAAAGGCCGCGGCCACCGCAGTCGCAGGCGACGGAACTCCGGTAGGGACACGGGGGCCACGGCGCATGGATGCGCGCCACAAAGCGCGCGTTCTCGAGCAGGGCTTCCTGCGCCTTGGTGGCGGTTGAACTGTGCCAGCCCTGATACCACTGCAGATGCTCCGGCGTTCCGGGTGGATGGGGGTTCAGGGAGGGACTGAGGAGCCCCGCACCCGCCCGGCGGCCTGAGATGTAGGCTTCGGATTGCAGCGCGTCGGCAACGTCCCTATTCACGCTGCACGTTCCTGTGTTCATCAGACCCTCTGCGGAATAGCCATATACGGCTATTATAGAGCCTGAAACGGCTAGTCTGTCAAGCCGGATGTGGCTAACAATAGAAAAAGGGGCGGCGCGGACCTACGAGCTGCGAATACCGGACAACGGGATTAAGCGGTGACTACGGGCTTCTGGTCAGTCACTCTTTCGACGGATGCGGTCCCACCAACGACGCGCGTCATCGGCCCGCTCCTTCTGCTCCAGCGAGATGATGTAAACCACGAGTCCAAAGATAATCAGGATGAGCACAGCCTCCATTCAACTCTTCCTCTGACGCTTGACGTCGTAACCGCCTCGCGGTTGATGAAGTGTGTGGGGAGGGCGGCCGAAAGCCCTAGCAACCACCGCGTCATCTATATGTGGACCTTGTACGAGGTCCTTCAGCCATCCCTCGCGCAGAAATAGATCCCGCTGGGCGGGATTGAGGCCAGCGAACAGATCGCGCGCCCGCTTGGCGCCGGCGATGTCCTCCGGTGATAGTTTGACCGGCATCGACTCAGCTTGGGGTGGGGCCTCCGGCTGAAGCCCAGGCCAGAGCAGCTGCCATGCGTGCAGACCAAAGGCGGCGGCGATCAACTCGACCGTCTCGAGCCTTGTCCCGGATTCAGCACGGAAAGCCCGTCCGATCGACGATTGGCCGATCCTAGACTTGGCCGCCACCTTGGTCTGGCTGCCAAGATCCCACCTGGCTTTCATCAACGCCTCCAGATTCCTGGCGAGCGTGCCCCGTAAGTTGTTTGGAAGATCGACCTTTTTACGTCTTTCACCCATACCCGGCATCTTATGGATTTGACTTAGCCGTTTGTGGCGTAGTATCTTAGCCGCACATGGCTAAGAAAACTTTGAGCCCGAAGAATGTCGTCGCCGAGGTCAGGCGACGCTTGAACGAGGCGCAAGGCACTTGGCCATCTATCGCTCGTGCGGCACGAATTCCATATGGAACGCTCGAGAAGATCGGACAGGGTCATACCCATAACCCAAGATTGAGCACGCTGGAAAAGCTGCTTGGTCATTTCGGTCTCGAAATGGAAATCCGCGATGCGCGCTGACATTCATCGCAGCCGCTCAATTTTCTTCCCAGCCCTTTCCCCGCATGCAGAGGTACACATTCGAACCAAATCCCGCAAGGCTGTTGACGTGGGCTATGCACTCGGCTTCGGCCTGTGCTGCCGAACCCTTTGCCCACCCCAGGTCGCGGTAGGTGGTCGGCGTTGTCGAACAGGCCGACAGGGCCAGCAGCAGCGCGAACGTGGTGGCTTTATCCATGTGGTCTCCCGGTGATGGTGGTTACGTCGCCTCCCCATCCTAGCAGACGTGACCCCGCGTTTTCGCGCAACGGCAGCACATCGCCTTTCGGGAAACTGACCGAGCAGATTCCAGCCATTCGGCTATCTGGCGAGACCAAGGCCGCGCTCGAACATGAAGCGCGCAGGGTCGGCTTGCCGCTGCAGGAGTTCGTGCGCGAGCTCTTGGTGGTGCGGGCGCATGGTGAAGACACGGTGAAGATGATGTACGCGCGGCGCGTGGTTGTCGTCTCAGGAAAGTCTCGGGAATGTTCGTGATGTAGGTGGTGGGTCCGGCGCAAGCCGGTTCCTCAAGCAGTCGGTCGCGGAGGGTGGTCGATGGGGGTGCGTGGAACGATGTGCGCCGTGGAACCTGGGCGCCGGTGGAAGACCGCCTGGGGCCACTACATTCCTTCGACGCATAAAACCGACGGTACATGCTCACGGTGCGGTGGCCCGCGCGACCGGGAAGGCAAGCGCTACTGCCGCCCATGCCACGCGGAGTACATGCGGATCAGCCGGCCTAAAACCAACAAATTAGAACCGGAAGCCAGAAAGCGGCACAACGCTCGCGCCTACGCAAGAGTTTACGTTCGACGCGGCCTTCTCAAACCCCTCCCGTGCGAGTCGTGCGGCAGCAACGATGTCCAGTGTCACCACGATGATTATTCAAAGCCGCTACAGGTGCGCTGGTTATGCAGGCCGTGTCATCTCGCCGTACACCGCGCTGAGACTGGAGGGTAGCCAAATTTACGGCAAGGTCTTCGACACGATCTACGACGGCACCCTATACGGCCACTGGGAAGCCATCGTGACGCTGCAGCAGATGATCGTGCTGTCCAGTGCCGATGGTGTCGTCGACATGACGCCGCAGACCATCTCCGCCAGGACGTCAATCCCGATCGACATCATCACGAAGGGCGTCAAAGTTCTCTCCGAACCAGACCAGTTCAGCCGGACACCCGGCAACGAAGGTCGTCGGATCGTGCTGCTTGATGACCACCGGCCTTGGGGCTGGCGGCTCGTCAACCACGGGAAGTACCGGGCGCTGCGTGATATGGCTGCCAAGCGCGCAGCTGACCGTGACCGTATTTCAGAAAAACGCAGGGAAAACAGTGATGTCGCCATAAGTCGCCATCCGGTCGCGGATGTCGCCCATGCAGATGCAGATGCAGATGCAACTACAAAGAGAAGAGGCGGCGCCACGGCGCGCCGCACTTCCCTCCCCGAAGACTTCGTAATTTCAGAACGAGTACGGAAATGGGCCACGGAGAAGGGCTTTGATTCCCTGCTCGACCAGCACCTGGAGAAATTCATCAGTTCGGTCAAGGCTCGTGGTGCTCGCTACGTCGATTGGGACGAAGCCTTCATCAACTGCATCCGGGACGATTGGGGCGACATTCGGCGCCGGGCTACTGGCGGGAAGAATGGCGCGAACTGGTGGGCGACGGAGGATGGCATCCTCGCCAAGGCGAAGGAACTTGGGCTCACGCCGCGTGGCGGTGAGTCATGGGCAAATCTCAAGGGCCGCATCAACGCGACGATCGAGGCACGAGCATGAAGACCCACCACATCGACGGAAAAATCGAACCACAGATGGATGAGCAGATGCAAGCGCTCCGAAATCTCTGGTCATCAGTCCTGATGTACGCGGTGATCGACGTATCAGGCAAGCCGTGTCTGAGCTACGGAGAACTGTACGAAATGGTTGGCCAAGACATACGGAAAAAGTCGCTCACCCGGATGGAGCTACACAACCTTCGCGGCCGGGCGATGAACACGATGCGGTATCACGCCCGCCAGTGGTTCGAGTCTGACCGTCTTGAACCCGGCTGTTTCCTATGGATCTGCGGTGTTCTCGGCCTCAACCAGGATGCGGTGCGCGAGCGGGTGCTCGCCAAGGATTTCAGACTCATGCCTGGACGCGGCAATCGACGTCTTCAGCAACTCGCCGCATGACCGTCGACAAGACCTCCATCGCTTACTTCGCCGAGCTGCAGGGCAATTCTCTCGACCAATCGAAACGCCACCGCAACGAGGTCAAGCTGGTCGCCGGCCTCGAGACCAACGCGAGGCGTACTTGGTATATCGAAGGAAGTGGCGGGGTACGCGAGCGCCGCGGTGACGAGGCGGCCGACAAGTTGCGCACCGACGTTTGGGCCTTGATGCGAAACCACAACCAGGACGGCCTCTTCGCGTGAAGCATCTGGAACTCGACAGTGCCGTTGCCCAGGCCATTGACGGCATGCGGCGCGCACTGGAACACGCGGAACGGGACGTTCCCGACTGGGGAGATCGCGCGCTGGCGTACCTAGAAGAGTACGCGAAAACACATGATCGCTTTCCGGGTTGGTTTGTCACCCAGGCCGCTGACCTAGTCGGAGCCGTGCCGACGCCGCCGACACGGAAAGCATGGGGATCAATTTTCACTAAAGCGGCGCGGTTGGGTTGGATCAAAAAAGATGGTTACACCCAGGATCCACATCGTCACGCGAATCCTTGTCCGGTATGGAAGTCTACGGTGCACGGCGCATGCCCAGCGTCCTCATCGTGAAGAACGAGATGGGTAAGCTGGAGGGCTTCGGCCAGCGCGGCGCGAAGACCTACGCCAAATTCCTCGGTGCGGTGAGTGCGCTCGAGGTTGGCGAGATGCTGTCCTTCGACTACCGCGTTCCCCGTGCGCCGCGATTTCATCGGTTGCACTTTGTCATGTTGTCGACGGTGTACGAGAGCCAGGAAGTCCTCACCGACGATTACAAGTTTCGCAAGTGGGCGGAGGTTGGCGCCGGGCACTGTGACTTCCTGCCTGGAGCGCAGGGCGAACTGATCGCCGTGCCGCGCAGCATCGACTACACCAGCCTAGACGATGTTGAATTCGGCGACGTGCACTCGGCGGTGAAGTCTTTCTTCCGCGGCGAGCACGCGCGCCGCTACCTATGGCCGCATCTCTCAGAAGTTCAAACGTGGGAGATGGTCGAGGCGCTGCTACGAGAATTTGAAACGTGATTTTTAAGGAGGCGAGCATGCGATACATCAACGGACACAAGGTCAATCCAGCAAACGACACTCTTGAAGTTGCGGCGGTGGACGAGCCCGGCCTCGGCGGCGCTAGCCACCACTACGTCGTGGCGCACGAGACCAACGAGTCCGTGCGAACGGAGATCAAGTTCCAGAACGGTGCCATCAGCATCGAGGGAAACGGCGTCAACGGCCTGACCCACGAAGTCCTGCTGGCGATCGTGGCTGACCGGCTGCGCAGCTTCCAGACAGGGAAGTTCTCCTGCAAGGCGAACGCCTGTGCGCTGACGCACATCGAGGAGGCGATGCACTGGCTCCAGAGCCGCACCATGGAGCGGATGCGCCGCGGCGTCGAAGGAACGCACGCGGTCTGACGATGAGCGGGGCCGAACACATCGAGCGCGTGAAGCGATGTAGGTGCGTGATTTGCCTGCATCGGTTCGGCCGCAACACGACCCCGTGCGATGCGCACCACGTAGGCACCGGGGAAGACCGGGACGACTTTGCAACGGCCTCTTTGTGTAAAGAGCATCACCAAGGGGCCACCGGGGTTCACGGCTTGCACCGGCGCGCGTTCGAGCGGATGTGGAAGGCGACCGACATTCTCTTACTCGCTTGGACAAACCGAGAACTTGCGAGGCTTGACGCATGAGCGGTATGCGTTACCCGTCGGTCGCTGATTTGCCGGCTCGGTTCCGCGAGCAGGCCGAGCGTCAGATTCGCACGGTGCGCAGCGGGAAGAACCCCGCGCAGGCGAAGCCGGTGCAGGTCGCGCCGGAACGGCCTCCCGTGAATAAGTACAACGCCACGCGTATTCGTGGCAGTCACAATATTTTCGGCTCGAAACACGAATACCACTGCTACCGCGAGGCGAAGCTCAGGGAGCGCGCTGGGGAGATCAAGGATCTTCGCGTCCACGTCAAGTTCAGTCTCTTCGACCCAGGCGGCACCTGTAAGGGCGAGCACATCGGGACATATACCAGCGACCTCGTCTGGAAAGAGCAAGGAAAGCTCGTGGTGGCGGATGCAAAGAGCCCTGCGACGCGCAGCCGGCGGGATTGGGCGAGGACGAAGAAAATTCTCCGTGCCTGTCATGGCATTGAGGTCCTGGAGTTATGAGCGAATCCCCAGGCCTGAAGATCGCCAGGCTGTTCAACCGTGTGCGCGGTCGCGCGCGCCTGGAGTCCTTGGCAGCCGAGTCGACGATGAAAACCCGTGAGCAGCTCGAACTAGAGAGGCTGAAGGCATACCTCCTCTCTTGGGCAACACGCCAAGCGGACCACGGGCCGAAGCTCGGGATGACGCGGTCCTCGCTCTCCGACTACATGAAAACCGCCAGCCCAGAAGCGAGCGAGCTCCTCGCACAATCCGATGGATGGGCGATGGCAGTGGTCGACGCTTCCATCGACGATCTGATCGACAAGCTGGACGGCGCGATGATGCGCGCAGCGTTGCGCGTGCGCTACCTGAACGAGGGCCTCATGCCCGGTGCCGGCATCAAGATACGTGTCTTTCGGTCAGGACGCCTTCAGGACTTGTCTCTAATGGAGGCCGACAACCTCGCGGACCGCGCTGAAATCGCCTTGATTCCAATAGTAAAACGAAGGGGTCTTCCGTTATGAACTTGCAGTGGTATTCCGGATGCCCTACTATCCCGCGCGGGTGTGGAAGAGTCACGCCCGCAGAATTCGAGAAGGCCCGCCGGCAAACCCGCGCGGGCTTTTTCTTTTCTAAACCCACAGCCCCCTTACACCCTGTCCAACAGACTGAAGGGCGACGTGGTCGCCCCTGGGGGCGATATCCCAGGACTACTATCCAGCCGGCTTGCGGGTCGGTCGGGCGGTCAAGCGTGTGGATACACGTCGGATTGGCCAGACCAATCGCCGCCCTCATCTATCACCCTCCGTTCCGCTTCGGTGGAACGGCTACTGTCGCCTCCTTTGTAGGCCGCTGGCTTCCTGCGCACGGGCAATATCTTTGGTGCACAGCATTTCTCGCCAATCGCGTGGTAAGAGATCTACGAGAACTGCTGTGCACATTTGTCCGGCGCCGTTTTATCCATGTCTTGGCGCGACGTAGGGCACCAAACAACCGCGGATTAGTAGAACGGTTCTACGGCGCGTTCATACCGCGCAGAACGAGGTTCGACCCCTCGATCCGCAACCAATTTCCGGAGGCGACATGGACCAAACCAGCACCGCAGACGAAGCCGTGTTGAACGGGATCATGGGTCACGCGCTGACTAGCTGGGAACTTGGCGATGGCGGGATGCACTTCGCTCTTGATGATGGCCGGCAGATTATTTTTGCCAGATCGTTCGTCATCGCCGTGATCGTGCCGAAAGCAGCGGTTGTCCACTGAAGACGCCGGCATGCAAGCCAAGACGCGCCGCGCCGTTGAAACACGCTGGCTCTACCGCGCGGAAGGAGTCGCGCTTTCAGCGAACAAATTTGCCAACACCCAGCGCGACATGGCGTATCTGAATCGTCTCGCGCTCAGGATCTGGAATGCTGAGGCGCCCGGCCGGAAGTTTCCCTCGATTGCTGCCGGGAAGGGCGTGAGGCATGGCAACCAGTTGCTTTCTTTTTGCCTCGGCTATTCGGAGATTGTGTTGGCGAGGGGTCAAAGAAACGTGCTGGTGCTGCTGCACGAGTTGACGCATGCCTTGGGTCCATGCACTCACGGGAAGAAGTTCGTCCGGACCCACTTTTACCTGCTGCAGAAGTACGCGCGCTTCAGTTGGGCGCTGCTACAGGGGGTGGCTGCGGAGCGCGGGATCGTTCTCGACTAACGAAAGGGAATATGCCGACACCAGCAATGAGCGATGAGGTACTAAAAGCCACTGTGGCGGCGTGGGAGAAGTCCGGGCACCACACGTCCGCGTCGGCCAAAGCATTGGGCATCACCCACTCTTCCATGCAAAATCGGTTGAAACGAGCGCGCGAGCGGTTTGGTGCGCTGGGCGGAATTGCTGCCGGACCAGCTCAAGCGAACACCAAGGGTCGCAGCCTGAGCGAGTTCCGTGAGACGCACGACAAGAGTTTCATCGTACCGAAGAAGATCCGGGAAGCGCTGAAGGCCCTCGGGAACGGATGGGACTATGAACAGAGTTTTGCAAAACTGGCCGGCATCGGTCTCGGGGATTTGAGCGCGTTCCGCTCAATGTTCGATGAACACGTCGTTGTCGTCGAGAAGTCAAAGCGTGCTTGGGCGGGCACTAAAGCAACGGCCGAACGCATGCGCGAGATGACGAGATAGCCAGATGAGCCGCACGCTCGACGAGTTCAAGGAGGCGCACGACCCGACCTACAAGATTCTCGCGCCGACGACTGTTTACAGCAGAGAGCTCGCCGCAGGCGCCAAGCGTTACCTGATTACAGCGGCGCAGAACGCAACCCCGGTACACAAGGCATGGTGGCGAGTGTTGCGGACCATGACCAAGAAGCTCGGGGCGGAATTACTGGTGATCCCGATGCGCTACAAAAACCCGACGAGCCAGTGGTCGGGGAGTCAGCAGAACGCCGAGCATTGGGCTACCGAAGTCCGACCGTTCCTGTGGAACGTGCGGCATGCGCTGAACCAAAACCTGACAGTGCTTGCCGATTTGAAGATTCAACCTACGGCAGCAAGCCCGCTATCCGGGGCCGAGGCTGTTTCCCTTGAAAGTTCTGGGATCATCGGCCACACGAAGTTGCAGTTGCGGTCAATCCCTACGGCGCCGGGGCGCATGGCAAAGCTGCTGACGACCTCCGGTGCCTGCACCGAGGCGAACTATACGGATTCAAGGGCCGGGAGAATCGGGGAGTTTCACCACTCGTTGAGCGCGATCCTGGTGGAGGTTGACGGCAAACGCTTCTACATGCGGCCGGTTCATTTCGACGCCAAGACCAAGAGCTGCACGGATCTGGAAACGAGGTACACGGAGAAAGGCTCTGGCAGGGCACCGCGGCCCCTTGCTTTGTCGATGGGCGATACCCACGTTGATGCGATATGCCCTGTGGTCGAACAGGCGACGTTCGGTGATGGCGGGATTGTCGATACTCTGAATCCGCAATACCTGATCTGGCACGATCTGCTGGATTCATACAGCGTGAACCCGCACCACGACGGCAACCCGTTCAATGCAGTGGCGAAGCGCCAAAGCGGAACCGATGATGCCAGGGCCGAGGTCCAGCGGGCTATTGAGTTCGTGGCGAAACGCACCACGAAGGACATCAAATCCGTGGTGGTCGGCAGCAACCACAACGACATGCTCAGGCGTTGGATCGTATCGAACGACTGGCGCCGAGATCCGGTGAATGCAGAGTTCTACCTGGAAACAGCTCTTGCGATGGTTCGCGGCACCAAGATGACCGGGAAAGGGACTGAATATCCTGACCCGTTCGCGTACTGGTTCAGGCAGGCCGTGGTTCCGAACAGCCGCGTGCTGGACGTGGACGAGAGTTTCATGTTGGGCGGGGTGGAGCTTGGTATGCACGGCGACCAGGGCCCGAACGGTGCTCGCGGCAGCATCCACAATCTGCGGCGCATCGGCGTCAAGAGCATATTGGGCCATAGCCACGCAGCGGGAATTGACGAGGGCGCGTATCAGGCCGGGACATCTACGCGGCTGCAACTCGAATACAACCACGGCGCTTCGTCATGGCTGAATGCCCATGTACTGCTGCACGCGGACGGCAAGAGGCAGCACATCTTCATCGTATCCGGTTCGTGGCGCGGGTAGCTTGAACAAATACGATCTCGGCGCCCTTGCTTTCGGTTCAGCCTCTACGCTGCTCTATCTTGGCTGGGGCTGGTTCGTGTCTGGGACTCCAGAGAAGCACATGACATGGGCGTTGTGGTTTTACGCTTGTGCAAACGTCGCGTTGCTATGGCCGCAGATTTCGAGGGTAGCGCGATGGCTCTGACCTATCTGGCTGCGCCCTATTCTCACCAGGATCCAGAGGTCCGTCGGATGCGCTACTGGTCTTCCGTGATGAAAGCGGCAGAGATGATGAAGTCTGGGGAATGCGTTTTTAGCCCAATTGCCCACACCCACGAGATTGGGTTGATGATGGGCGACGCGGTGAACCACGATTTTTGGATGCAGCAGGATCGAGAAATTCTCAAGCACTGCGAAAAGCTCGCGGTGCTGATGCTCCCCGGGTGGATGGAATCTAGTGGCGTTTCCGAGGAAATCAGCGTCGCTCGCGCGATAGGAATTCCAGTGGAGTACGTCGAACCGTGAGCATTCTAGAAATCGCACAGAGTCTAGTTCATGGTGATCGTGGTGGCGCTTACGGACACCCGCACGTTGATTACGAATGCACGGCAATCATGTGGCGGGCGCTCATCAAACGCCGTTACGGGGTTGATGTTCCTCTCACGCCAGATTTTGCGTGCCTGATGATGGTGGCGGTGAAGTTATCCAGAGAGGCCGGGATGCCGAAAGAAGACAACCGGATAGACGGTGCCGGGTATTTTGAGTGTGCGCAAATGTGCATAGAGTTTGAGAAAAAATCTGGAGAACGGCCATGACACTGATCGGACTGAGGCGGCTTCCCGCGTGGTTTCAGTATTTCCTGATCGCCATCGTGATCGGCGTCCTGGGCGCATTGGTCTTCGCCAGCCGCGGTTTCGCGGCACCCAAAGCGCAATCCGCAGAAGAGTGTGTGGTGTTTGCGGACATGGCACTCGTCGCTTCAACCCATGCTCGGCACGGAATTTCGAAGGCACAAACCATGGCGATGGTGCCTGACATATACGGCGCGCTTCTTCAGAGTCGTGGGGACGATGGTCAGAAACTTGCTGTGCAGATCGTCGGCCTTGCTTACCGTCAAGCGGAGACGGATCGAAAAACGTCGCCGTCTGATTTTGCCTCTGTCTTGGCTGCGATGTGCGTGCAACTGCGCGGGGACATGGACCCGTTATTCGGCATAGAAAGTTGACGTGAAGTCTCTCACGCTGGGCGCGCTGCGGCTGGTGTGTCCTGCCTCGCCCGTCGATACGCTCGAGGTCTTCGTCGCTCCGCTGTTGGAGGTTTTCGAGGAGATCGAGGCCAACACGGATATTCGTCAGGCTGCTTTCCTCGCGCAGTACGCGCACGAGACCGGCGGGTTCCGCTGGCTCGAGGAGAAGCTGCGCTACACCACGGTCGAGGCGCTGATGGCCGCCACGAAGCCTCGGTGGGACCCATTGGATGCCGACGAGGCATGGGGTTACCTCAACCAGCCGGAGCGCCTGGCGAACCGGATCTATGCGAGCCGCATGGGCAACGGGGATGAGGCTTCCGGCGACGGCTGGATGTTCCGCGGGCGTGGGTTGCCGCACCTGACGGGGCGCGAGAACTACGAGAAGGCCGGGGAGGCGCTGAACCTCGACCTGATCGACAGTCCGGATCAGTTGCTTTCTGCCGCGCCAGCCTGCCGTGTTGGCGGGTGGTTCTGGCAGGCGAACGGTCTCAACGACCTCGCTGACCGCAACGACATCAAGGGCATCACGAGGCGCCTCAACGGTGGACTGAACGGCCTTCCGGAGCGCGCGGCTCTCTACCAGCTCGCAAGGGCAGCCTTGGATTGAAATAGATGAAGCGCGTCGCTCTCGCCGTATTTTTGGCGAGTGCGAGTTTGGCGTATGCCGATGAGTCTCAGCTGTGGATTGTTGCCACGGTGCGCTCGTACCACATGGACCGGTCGTCGCCTTACAACGAGCGGAACTACGGGCCCGGCATTGAGTACGCGATCAATTCGCGCTGGAGCGTGGCAGCCGGTGAGTATTGGAACAGCTCGCTCCGCCTGAGTAAATACGTCGCTGGCAGTTGGACGCCGGTGTCGCTTGGTGCCGTCCGCCTTGGCAGCACTGCCGGCGTGGTCACCGGGTACAACAGAGGGCACTTGGCGCCATTGGTTGCTGGGGTGGCCACTATCGAGGGCAAGCGGTACGGCGCGAACCTGTTGGCCATCCCTCCATACGACGGCGGGAACTGGGTACTTGCTTTGCAGATCAAGCGGAGGTTCTGATGCGATGCGTCGCGCTATTCTGCGCTGTCCTAGTGGGCTGCGCCAGCTCTTCACCGATCAACTGGACGGACCCCGAGCGATGCGCCAGGAAATACGCGCCGAACATCGAGCGCATGCGTCGCGTTTACGTTGATGGCGGGTGGAAGATCGAGCGAGCGCTGTACATGGAAGTCGCCGTCGAGTTGCCGCTCGACCCGGAGTTACAGGAGATCATCGAGCACGCCATCGGCTTTGTCTACACCCCCGCCTACCGAGACTGGCCTGCGGAAAAGTTGAAGGCGGCCTACATCGCCGAGTGCGAACGGAGGCTGGGTGCTCGCCGGTGAGCAGCAGTGCGCGGCGGTACTGGTTGGCCTGCTGTGTTTGGGTATCGCCATCTGGTCCGTAGTGATAGTCGCGGTGTTTCGATTTATTTTCATTCTCTTCGGAGGTCCGAATGCGTAAGACCGGGTTCGGCACCGTCGAGGTTCTCATTCTTCTCGGCATTCTTGGTGCACTAGGCACCTTCGGGTGGTGGTCTTACTCCGCCGGCCAGGACGCGAAGCAGGTCGAGTGGGACAAGGCCACGGCCATGCAGATCGAGGCCGGGCAGAAACGCGCTGCCGCCGTCAGCCTCGCACTTCTTGAGGCAGACAAGGGGCGCGCCACCGCGGAACAGCAGGCACAGGACAACGAACGCAAATGGAAGGAGGCCAAACGTGAGGCAGACCGAAACCGTAGGCCCTTGGTCGTGCATACGCCGACGTCCAAGCCAGGAGCTACCGAACCCGATGGGCCCGCTGTCAACGCTGGCGCAGGGCTGCGGCCGTCGGCATCCGCTGGTGTCGATCCTGCTCCTCGTGCTGCTCCTGGCGTTCGTTTTACTTGGGAGTTCGTGTTCGCGCTCGATAGCGCTTGGACCGGACTCGACGGAAAACCCGTATCGCAAGCTGCTCTTGGGGGTGACGCCGCCTTCCGAGCCGGTGCTTCTCCATACACCGCCGAGGACGTCCGAGACGTCGTCGCCGAAAACTTCCAAGCCTGCAGCCGGGACCGACGGCAGTTCAAAGCCATGATGAACAGCGTCGAATCCGCGGCGGACGCATGGGATCGAGGGAGGTAGCCGTGCCATCCGAAACGCAGCAGGCATCCAATCCGCCAGCAGCTCCTGACGGGCCGCTCTCAAGCGATCAGATTACCCCGACTCTCATCATGGCGGCTGTTGCGATGTTGGGTGGGGCGATCAACTTCTGGCAGAAGTGGAAGGCCGGGAAGGTCAGGGTCTTCAACGTCATGGAGCTCGTCGGCGAACTCTTTGTTTCCGGGGTGTGTGGGGTCTTCGCTTGGTGGGTCTGCAAGGGCCTCGGCATGAACGAGTGGTTGACGGCCGCCGTGGTCGGAGTGATCGGACATATGGGTAGCCGGGCGATCTTCATGGCCGAGCAGTGGATGGAGCGCAGGCTGACTGGGTCCGTTGCTCGCCACACTCAATCCGACACCCAAATCAAGGAGCAGTGAATGGCGACGATCGTGCCGACGGTGACCCATATTGACCGGGACACCGTGCGCTTTACCTGGGCGGCGATGACGGTGATCGACACCGACCCTGGTGCCCCCGTGGTGGAGGAGTTCGACGACGGCAGCCCGATTCCAGAATCCTTCATGGATTACGTCGATCGCACCGTACAGGTCAAGGGCACATTCGGGGCGGACGGCACCATCCTCATCGAGGGGTCAAACCACGGTGGCACCTACGCCACACTGAACGATCCGCAGGGGACCGCGCTGTCGATCACCGCAGCAAAACTCGAACAGATCATGGAAGTCCCGCTGCTCATGCGCCCGCGATTGAGCGACGGGGAGATCGGGGTCAGCAGCGTCACCGTCATCATTGTTGCGAGACGAGCTCGCAGCGGCTTGGGGGTCTAGATGGCAACTATCGTTCCAGTCGTCACGCGCATCAACGAGAACACCGTGAAGTTTTTCTGGGAGACGCTCACCACCACGAACGATCGTGGAACCCCGATCCCGTCGAAGTACATGGCCTTTGTCGACCGCACGGTGCAGGTGACCGGCACGCCTGGGGTCGGCGGCAATCTGCGCATCCAGGGATCGAACGACGACGCCGTGACCTACGCCGCCCTGGCGGATGCGCAGGGGAACGCGCTGGACATCACGGCGGCGAAGATCGAGCAGATTCTCGAAGTGCCGTTGCTAACCAGGCCGTTCGTCTCTGCAGGAGACGGCACCACCGATCTTGATGTCTCAATCGTATGCCGGCGCAGCCGGAGCGGACAGGAGGTATGACCGTGTCGAAACTACTGAGTGCAGCGGACGCCATCGAGCGCGAGCTGAACCGTCTATCCGGGCTGCGGGATGCCGCGGACGTCCTGAAGCGCATCGGCAGCCTCGAGCAGGCCGAGGAAGACGCCAAGCGTCGGTACTCCGAGATCCAGGCCAAGGTGAAGGTCGCGGACGAGCGGCTGGCCGGCCTCGAGCAAGAGGCGCGGAAGCGCACGGCGGCGCTGGAAACGGCGGAGTCCATGGCGCGCGCGGCTGCCGACACCATCAGGGCGCAGGGGGTCGAGGATGCCAACAAGACTCGTGAGACGGCCGCCGCGAAGGCCGATGTAGTGGTGGCAACCGCGAAGGCCGAGGCCTCGCGCGTGAAAGCCGAGGCCGCACGCCTGCAGGCATCTGCCGAAGGCTGCGCCCAGACCGCGCAGGAAACGCTGAAGTCGCTCGAGAAGGACGTCGAAGCGCGCAGGAGCGAGTTGAAGGACCTCGACGAAAAGATCACCAAGGCTCGCGCCGAAGTCAAGCGGATGCTCGCGTAGAGGACGCTCACCATGGCTACGTTCAACAAATTCAACGACTTCGTCGAGCAGATGGGGTTGAAGCAGCACGACCTCAACGCCGATCCGCTCTATGTCTTTCTCACCAACGAGCTGCCGCTTGCCACCGACACGACGCGCGCGAACATCGCAGACTTGTCCACGGGCGGTGGCTACACGGCTGGTGGCGCAGATACCCAGAATACGGCTTCGGAGTCCCCCGCGGGGACGATGACCGTGGTCGGCACGGACATCGTATTCACGGCAACAACTGGGTTCGGCCCGTTCCAGTATGCAGTCCTCTATAACCAGGTTGGGGGTCTCGGCGCGGGCAACAAGTTGATCGGCTGGTGGGACTACGCTAGCGCGGTGACTCTACTCGCTGGCGAGACCTTCACGGTCGACTTCGGCACGTCGATCCTTACGGTCACCTGATGCGCGGCGTGATTCGTAAGCAAAGGGGCGAGACGCTGCGGTCGGTGCATTCCGACCGGCTGGAGCGCTGGCTCGGGGCTGAAAAAGTCGCCCACATCAGCCGCAGCATGCGCGGCTGGTACGGCCCGCCGATCCATCTCATCGACGTGCCCGGATCGGTGCGGGTGTGCGGCGACGGCGACTTCATCGGCCCGTTCGAGCGCGGCTACGCCGCGAGCGCCATGGACGCTCTGCGCGAGCACCTGCAGCGCCTCTGGCGCGCCGGCGGGCGCGTGCAGTACGGCTGCGCGGACGTGGGTTTCGCGAGCATTTCGGATGCGCTGCTGCGTGCGTCTTCCGGCTTCAGCCAGAAGCCCGGCGGCATGTTCAACACCGTCGGCCCGACCGGCGTGGTGGGCGTCACCACCAGCCTGCACAAGCTCGGGCCGCAGCCGATCGCCGGCGTGGCGGCCGCGGCGGCGCCCGGCGGCACGGCGTTCGTGGACACGGACACGGGCGGGATGATTTTCACCAACCCGTCCGGCGGTGCGACCCTGCACCTGGTCGGGGCGGATGTTTCAGCCTCGGTGATCAACAACACGCTGCTGTGCTACGACCGCATCTTCGGTGTGTTGAAGGCGATGGCCTCGACGGCCACGCAGGCTGTGACCGGCGTGCCGACGCGCTACCAGTCCACAACGAACACGAACCCGGACTACATCGGCGGCAACTTCGGATTTGTAGAGGTCGGTCTCACGGCTTTGGCCGCGACGGCTCACAACTGGACGGTCTGCACTTATCTGGACCAGGCGAACGCAGCGAGCACGCTTCCTTCGCTGACGGGGAATTCCGGGGCGATCACGCATCGCCTGGACCACCCGGTGCAGCGATGGTTCGCGCCGCTGGAGGCAGGCGACGTTGGCATGAAGGCGTGGACGCAAATGCAGTGCTCCGCGTCGGTGGCGACCGGCCTCATCAACTTCGTGATCGGGCACCCGCTGGGGTTCATGTCGTTCCCGGTCATCAACTCGGTGCTGCCGTTCGACTGGCTCACAAACCGCGACCAGGCGCCGCGCATCTTCGACGATGCCTATATCGCGTTCCTGGAGATCAACAAGCCCGCGACCACGGCGACGACCTACACGGGGCAACTGCACGCCACCAGCGCGGCGGCGTAGTCCATGAGCGACCAGCGGCGGTTCCGGAGGAAGTCCGGGCGGCTTGCCAGCGGCCCGATTCAAGACTTCTGGCAGATCGCGCGGACCACGCAGGACCCGGCGATCCCGAACCTGCCGCTGGAGACGCCGGCTGGCGTCACGAACTACACTCTGGTTGCTGATGCTGCTTCGTTCACGCTCGCCGGCACTGCGGCGACGCTGAAGGTCGGCTACAAGCTATCTGCCGCGGCTGGTTCGATCAGCCTCTCTGGTACTGCGGCGGCGCTAAGTCATGGCTACCCACTCACGGCGACGGCTGGGGCCTACACGCTTTCCGGTAGCGCGGTCACGTTCAGGCGCGGTTACGTTGTCGTCGCTGGAGTTGGTGCCTTCACCGAGAGTGGCACGGCTGCCACCCTTAAACGTGGGTTGTTGATCTCTCCAGCAGCTGGTGGTTACAGCCTACTGGGACAGGTCGCCTCTCTGAAGTACGGGCACAAGGTCGCGGCGAATAGCGGCTCTTTCGTCCTGGCCGGTACAGACGCAGCCCTGAAGCGTGGACTCAAGTTGACGCCCGTTGCGGGGACCTACGGCTTCTCCGGTGTGGACGCATCTCTGGAAATGATGCGGAAGCTCACGGCCTCCGGGGGTTCGTACACGGTTAACGGCTCGAATGTTGATCTCACCTACTTTAATGGGGCTGCGGCAGCAGACACGAGTTTTATCCGCATCGCCAGGCGCAGACTTGCAAGACGATAGGAGATCCATGTCATTCCCCTTCAACCTGTTCAGGAGCAGCTTCCCCTTGGTGGTGATCGACGGTCCCACCCTGGGCATGAAGCGCTACTTCAGGCGCGAGGTCACGCACGAAGCGCAGCTTGAGGTAGGCGCAGGCCTCAGCCCGGAGGAGGCGCGCCGCGCTGTGGAGGTCTTCCGCACGGCTCCACTTGCCGCTTTCGCCGAGTTCCGCGGGCCAGTGATGTCCCCGCAGGGTGAGCCCGAGAGGATGGCATGACGAAGAAGCGCGCCTCAAAGGCGAAGGCGGAGCGCGTCAAGACGCCGTCCAAGAATGAGCACGGCCTCACTTGGCAGCAGGAGTCCTTCGCCCAACTGCTCGCGTCTGGACGGTCCCAAGCCGATGCCTACCGTTCGGCGTATCCCGGTAGTCAGGAATGGAAGCCGGAGACCCTACATCCAGCGGCGAGCAAGCTCTCGGCCGACTACAAGGTTGCTACAAGGGTAAAGACCCTCCGGGCGATCATCACGCAGCAGGCCATTGATGAGGCATCCACGGATAAGGCTTGGGTCATGCGGCGCCTGAAGACGGTGGCCGAACGATGCCTCCAAGCCGCGCCGGTCCTAGACAAGAAGGGCAACCCTGTGCTGACTGCTACCGAGCATGGTGGAGTGGTGCCGGCGTTCGAATTCAACTCCATGGGTGCGAACCGCTCGCTTGAGTTGATTGGAAAAGAAAACGGCATGTTCATTGACCGCAAGGAAGTCGGTGAACCGGGGGCATTTGACAGGATGACCGATGACGAGCTCCGCAGGACAATCGACGAAGCAGATGCAGTCATCGCTCGAGCCAGAGGTAAGGCGCGCGATGATCGTAAAGGCCGAGGCGCACGCCGCGCTCAAACATCGAGCCGCGCGACGTAAGTTCTTCACCTACTATCCCGACACAGGGCCGCTGCGACGGGCGTTGTACAAGAAACACCTGGCGTTCTTCAAGTTTGGAGCGACATGTCAGACGCGCGGGTTCATGTCCGCGAACCGTGTCGGCAAGACTGAGGGTGGTGGTGGCTACGAACTGACGGCGCACCTGACTGGGCGGTATCCGAAGTGGTGGGAGGGTGCGCAGTTCACGCAGTACGTCAGGGCTTGGGCAGCTGGAGACACCCGGCAGACCACCAAGGAAATCATTCAGCAGAAGCTGCTTGGCGACTATGGGCGCTTCGGGACCGGCATCATTCCCGGCGACGACATCGTCAAGTGGACGCCGATGCCAGGTGTTCCGGAGGCTGTCGGAACGGTTTGGATCAGGCACTACGACGTGGATAGATTCGAGCGCACTGGTGACTTGGTGCAGGACGGTACTTCGCGCCTCGTCTTCAAATCCTTCGACCAGGGCCGAGAAGCGTTTCAAGGCACCGAGCAGGAGGTCATCTGGCTCGATGAGGAATCCGACGAAGGCGTCCGCGGTGAGTGTGTGCTGCGGCTGATGACTACCGACGGCATCCTGATTGAGACCTTCACCCCTCTCAAGGGGTTAACCAATGTCGTGATGAATTACCTGCCGAACGGCTACGAGGAAGGCATGACAGAAGCGGTGACCGAGAACAAGGCGTTGGTGATGGCTGGTTGGGACGATGTCCCGCACCTGACCGAAGAGCAGAAGAAGAAGATGCTCGCTGAAACGCCGCCGCACATGATCGACGCGCGCTCCAAGGGCATTCCCAGCATTGGCTCTGGCGCTATTTACCCGATCGCCGAGTCTGAATTCGTGGTGTACGATTTCCAGATCCCGCAGCATTGGCCGCGAGGTTATGCCTTCGATGTTGGCTGGAACCGCACAGCCGCTCTATGGGGTGCGCTGGATCCTGAAGCGAAGATTGTTTACCTGTACGCCGAGTATTACCGCGGCCAGGCAGAACCGCCGATTCACGCCGCTGCTGTGCGGGCTCGCGGCGATTGGATTTCAGGGGTGATCGACCCAGCTTCTGTTGGTCGCGGGCAAGGCGATGGAAAGCAACTCGCGGTGCAGTACAAGAAACTTGGGCTCTCGCTCCAATTCGCCGACAACGATGTCGAGGCCGGGATTCTGGCTGTTTGGACAGGACTTTCCACTGGCAGCCTGAAGGTGTTCAAGAGTTTGCAGAATTGGCGCAGCGAGTATCGCATGTACCACCGCGACGAAAAAGGTCGGGTCGTGAAAGAAAACGATCACCTGATGGACGACACGCGATACCTGATGCTCTCCGGCATGAAGCACTGGAAAACTGTGCCGTCAGGAATAAGTTCTATGGTTGAGTCGTGGGAGCCGCTTGACAAAGGCATGGGGATGTAACCCAGGAGATCACTGATGGCGCTGAACACCGACCCGAACATTCAGGCCGGTGGATCAGTCGCGCCCAGCACCATCGCCGAGGGGATGGTCGAGCCCTCCTTCGAGGACACCGAGGCGCAGAGGCTCAAGGACGAGGCCGACATGGCGCGGCTCGAGGCGCTGGGGCAGTCCCTCGCCAAGACACGCTCTTCAGCAATCGCCGCGCGCCTGAATTCCGGTGTCGAGGATGAGTGGCTCGAGGACGAGGAGTTCTACCAGGGCATCGACGACTCGAACCGCAGCGAGCACAAGTCGTTCTGGCGTTCGAAGCCGCCCGGACAGGCGACTGCCACGCCTGCAGCTGCCACACGCAGCACGGTGTTCCCGAACATCACGCGGCCGTATGTGGACGCCGCTGCGGCGCGCATCGCCGACATGCTGCTGCCGACGGATGACAGGTCGTGGGCGATCAGCCCCACGCCGGTCCCCGATGTGGAGGACGTCTCGAATGGCAAGTTTCCGCAGCCCGTCATCGAGCAGGCTGCCGGAGCGAATCCCGGAAACCCGGAGGGTGCGAAGCGCACCCTGGCGATCGCCACGCAAGCCGCCCTCGAGGTCATGGCAGATGCTAAGGCGAAGGCGGAGAAGGCGCAGACCAGGATCGAGGACTGGCACATCGAATGCCAGTGGCACGCGCACGTCAGGACGGTGATCGAGGATTCGGCGCGCATCGGAACAGGAGTTTTGAAGGGCCCGATGCCGGAGCGCAAGGACCGCACGGTCTGGCGCAAGAACAGCATCACGATGGTCTCGGAGACGAAGCCGGTCTCCAAGTGGATCGACCCATGGAACTTCTATCCCGACGGTGCTTGCGGGGAGAACATCCACAACGGCTCCTACACCTGGGAGCGAGACTACATCACGAAGTCCCAGCTGCGAAAGTTGAAAGGGCAGCAGGGATACATCGACTCGCAGATCGACCTGTGCCTGGTGGAGGGTCCGCAGACTGCGACCGCCGAGTACAAGCCGACACCGGACGCCGTCGCAGACGACCGGATGCGGGAACGGTACGAGATTTGGTACTACCACGGCGTTGCCGAGAAGGAAGACCTCGAGGCCGCCGGCGTCAATGTAGACGGCGAGGATCAGGACCCGCATCTACCGGTGATGTTGGTCATGGTCAACAACCGCGTCATCAAGGCGGCGCTGAACCCGCTCGATACCGGGGAGTTCCCCTATGACGTGATGGTGTGGCAGAAGCGCGCCGGCTCGTGGACGGGCATCGGTGTTGCGCGCCAGATCCGCACGCCGCAGCGCATCGTCACCGCAGCTTCGCGCAACCTGATGGACAACGCAGGGATCGCCGCCGGCCCCATGCTGGTGTTCCGGCAGGGCGTCATCACGCCGGCCGACGGCAAAGCCCCCAGCATTGCCCCGCGGCGCCTCTGGTACATCCACAAGGACGCCGAGGAGTACGCCGACGCCACCAAGGCGATCGGCGTTATCAAGGTCGACATGATGGTGGACGACCTGTTGAAGATCATTCAGCTGGGTCTGAAGCTCGCCGAGGACGTGACTGGACTTCCCGCCCTGCTGCAAGGGCAAATGGGTAAGGCTCCGGACACCCTGGGCGGCATGCAGATGCTCAGTAACAACGCGAGCGCGGTACTGCGCCGGCTCGCGCGGCTCTTCGATGACCGCGTCACCGAACCTCATGTTCGGCGCTACTACCACTTCCTGCTGCAGTACGGCGAGGACTCGGAGAAGGGAGACTACTGCATCGACGCACGCGGATCGTCCGCCTTGGTCGAGCGCGACCTGCAGAACCAGGCCGTAGCGCAGATGGCGAGCATCGCGCAGAACCCGGTGTTCGGGCTGGACCCGAAGAGATGGGCGCAGGAATTCCTCAAGAGCCAGCGTCTAGACGCGAAGCGCTTCGAGTTCGACGACGAGGAGTGGAAGCAGATTGTCCAGAATATGTCGAAGGGCGCACAAGACCCGCGGCTGGCGATTGCACAGCTTCGCGCGCAGGTCGAGGTCAAGCTCCAGGAACTCGATCAAGGCTGGAAGTCGATGGAAGCGGAGAAGCAGCGCCAGGTCGAGGAGCACGGCCAGGAGCGCGACCGGCAGCTCGATTACATCATCGCCGAGATGGAGCAGATGAGCGGCAAGGACATCTCGTTGAATACCCTGAAAGGGAAGCTCGCCGACACGGTCATCAAGGTTCGCGCGCAGCGCGACCTATCGAAGCGCGACGACAACATCGCTGGCAAGCCGCCGACGGAACCCGCCGGGCGAGCACAACCAGGGCAGGCCTACCAGCACTGATATGCCGCTCGCTTTGCTGGTGATCTACCGGTCGCCGAATGGGCGCGATCCGTGGACGCCGGTGCCACCGCAGGACGTCCCAGCATGGGTCAAGGATGAGCGCAACGTGGCGCAGATGATCGCCGGCGAGATGTGCTTCAACTGCGACGACCTCTCCGGAGAGTCAGCCTGGTATCGGGCGGAAAGGCATGCCGATGTTTGAGAAAAAGGCCGCACCGGTCTTGAACGACCAGGATCTGCAGACGGCTGTCTGGAAAAAGATCACAGCGCACTTGGAGCAACGGATTCAGGCACTCCGGGAGCGCAACGACAAGGAACTCGACGACACGAAGACCGCGAAGCTGCGCGGGCGCATCGCCGAGGTCAAGGAATTGATGGCCCTGGATCAACCGGCGCCATCTGTAGACGCGGACGACACTGAGAAGTAACTGGTGCCCTCCGTTTTTCGATGTTTGATTTTTCGTGAGGCGAGAACGTGAGCGAAACGACGCAAACAGCAGGCGCAGACCAGGAGAAGGCGGAAGACCCGAAAGTTGCAGCGCGTGAGGCCGAGCAGGGCTTCGCGGATGGTTTCAACAGCGTCCACAAGGCGCATGACGAGAAGCCTTCCGAGAAGCCGGAGCCCGAATCGCAACCCGCAGAAGTCAAGGCCCCCGAGAAATCGGCGACCGAGCTTGCTGCGGAAGCGAAGGCGAAGGAAGAGACCGAACGCAAAGCAGCCGAGGAGAAGGTGTGGGAAGGTGTCCCGGCAGTCGTGCGGGAACGTCTGACCGCGCTCGATGCCTTGCCTGGTCAGGTGCGCAACCTCGCCGGCCACATCGGAGGACTGAACAGCAAGCTCGACGGAGCCTTGACGGCCGCGAAAGCCGCCGCGACCAAGGCCGCCGGATCGGGCGCTGCGCCGACGGACAAAGAAGTCAAGGCGGCGATGTCCAACCCGAAGGCCTGGGAGAAGCTGAAAGAGGACTTTCCCGATTGGGCAGGTCCTGTCGAAGAGGAACTCGGAGCGATTCGCGCCGAGATTGCGAAAGCAAAACCCGTCGACACCGATGCGTTGTCGAAGCAGGTAGCGCAGTCGCTGAAACCCACGCTGCAGGAGAGCGAACGCCGGATCAGGGAATTCACCCGCGTCGACTCCTCGCACCCCGATTGGGAGGACACGGTCAAGACGCCCGACTTCAAGGCCTGGCTTACAACCCAGCCCACGGATGTTCAGGCACTGGCCGCAAGCGACAAAGCGCGCGATGCGATCAAGCTGCTCGATGCCTTCAAGGTAAAGCAGACGGGCAAAGCCACTCTCACGCCCGAAGAGGAACGCCTCAAGAAGCAACAGCGGCTCGAGCAAGCGACCACGCCCAAGGGTGCGGCTTCGCCAAGACCGAGCACCCCAAGTGACGAAGCCGAATTTGCCGCCGGATTCAACAAGGTGGCTAAGGCGAAATAACCCCAAGGAGCATTCAGATGTTGAACTACGCAACCAATACCGGCCGCGTAAACAAGATCAAGGGCGAGATCCTCGCCCACGCGGTCCCGGTGGAAGTGCTGGCGCTCGGCTGCAAGATGAAGCCGATGGCCAAGAACCAGGGCGACAACATCGTCTATCGGCGATGGCTTCCCTTCGGCGCGACGTCGAGCACCGTGCACACGCAGAACCGCCCGGTTGTCACCGCGGCTGCGCATGCCCTGTCGGAAGGGGTGACCCCGACGGCAGACTCGATGACCCCGGTCGACGTGAGCGTCACGATCCAGCAGTTCGGCTGCTTGTACAGCTACACCGACAAGACCGCCGACCTGTACGAAGACGACATGCCGGACGAGATGAAGACCCAGACCGGCGAGCGCATGGGCCTGGTGCGGGAGATGATCCGCTTCGGTTCGCTCAAGGCGGCGTCGAACGTGATGTACGCCGGCGGCACGACCCGCCTGACCGTGGACGAGGCCATCGGCCTCAACATCCTTCGCAGGATGACCAAGACGCTCAAGCGCAACCACGCGAAGAAGAAGACGCGCATCCTGTCCGCGAGCGCGAACTACGATACGTCGGCGATCGAAGCCGGCTTCATCGTGTTCGTGTCCTCGGACGCGGAACCGGACATCCGGGATCTCCCGAACTTCGTGCCGGTGGCGAAGTACGCCAACCGCTCGCCGATCAACGAGTTCGAGCTCGGCTCGTGCGAGGAATTCAGGTTCATCTGCAGCCCGGAGCTGACCCCCTACGCCGATTCCGGCGCATCGGTTGGCGCAACGGGCCTGGTGTCCACCGGCGCGTCAACCATCGACGTCTACCCCTTCATCGTCATGGGTGAAGAGGCGGCCTTCGACATCGCGCTGCGCGGCCTGAATTCGTTCAACGTGACCCACCTGCCGCACACCCAGAAGGACAAGTCGGATCCCCTGGGCCAGCGCGGCTACGTCGGCGCCACCTTCTGGTCGGCGGTCCTCGTGACCAACGGCGGATGGATGGGCGTCATCGAGGCCGGCGTCACCGACGTCTGAGCAACCTGATCTGGGGCTTTCGGGCCCCTGATCTCCACACTTTTCAGGAGAGAATCAAATGAACGAAACACTCGACATTCCCCGCGGTTTCACTGGCTGCCTTTCCAAGGCGGGCCTTGGCATCGCGGGTACGGCGGATCGCGTCAAGATCACGGCGCCCAACGGCGCGGGGATCGACTACGCCATCGACGGCATCGCCTATCACGCGGCCGACGCCGACAACATCGACACCGGCGCCGCGGCGGTGCAGGCGGCACTCACGACCTGCATTTACCTGCTGCTGCTCGACTCGGGCGGTACGCTGACCACGGTCAAGGGCACGGAACAGTTGAATGCCGACCTCGCGGCCGGCACACGGGTTCTGCACTGGCCGCAGCCCACCGCCGACACCTGCCCGATCGGGGCGGTCAAGGTGAAGTGCGAGAACGCGGCGACGTTCACCCTGGGGACCACGAACTTCAGTGCCTCGGACGTGACCGACACCTACTACGACTTCGGCGGCGGAATGCCGACGGCGCCGTTGGCGTCGTAAGCCTAAAGCAACTGCAGCAGGGAAGGGCGCCTTCGGGCGCTCTTTTCATCCCATAAATATGACAGCGGAACATCGCTGTCCATAAGCAGGAGAAGACCATGCTTTGGAGAAAGTGGACAAACGCAGTAGTCGAGAAGACGTTGCTGTTCAAGAAGGGCGCGGTGATGAAGGTCACCAGCGATGTCGGAGTGGTCAGCACGCTCAACATGGCGGAGCTTACCGCGCTCGACTCAATCGGTGCCGCAGACCTTGCCAAGATCGACGGCATCACCAACGGCGAGAACGCCGCAGGTAAGGCAGTCGTGCTCGGGGCAACGAAGAACACCGACTCCTTCCGCATGACGGGAAAGCTCTTTACCCCGCAGGCGGCACCGGAGACCGCAGCCGATACCGCAGGGCTTACCGATGCGCAGATGCTCACGGGCATCCTGGCGGCCACGCCTACGGCGGCGGCGGCCTACACCGTGAGGACCGGAACACAACTCGAAGCGGCGCTGCTCGCCGCCGGATTCCAGGTGGAAAACGGCGACTCGTTCGATCTCACCATCATCAACCTCGGTGGTGCGGGGGATGACATCACGCTCACGGCAGCAGCCGGCATCACGATTGTCGGAAACGCGGTCGTCACCGTGGCGGTGCCCTCGCAAGGCACATTCCGATTCCGCCGCACGGCAGCGAACACGTTCGTCGCCTACCGCGTAGGCTGAGAGTTTCATCCTCTCCCGCCATTCCGGCGGGGGAGGTTTTTACCAAGGAGAATCGTATGCCCAGGTTGCAAAAGGAACCGAGCCCGGCGCAAGTCGCCGCGCGCGAGGCAGGGGCCGCACGCTTGAGAGCGGTCAACGAAAAGCGCACGCAGCCCGTGCGCTCGCGTCGTCTCGACACCGACACGATGGATCACAAGGTCGGCCAGGACCATCCGCGCGACATGCCTGCGGAAGGACCGGCGCGGCTGGATCCGCCTCTGGTTCAGCCGGTGGACCAGCCGCTGAATCTGGAGAAGGCCGAGCTCCTGAAGTTCATGGAGGACGTTCTCATCGTCAACATCCACGACAGCACCAATCCGACCGACGACCCGACGCCGATGGTCTGGAACGACGGCGTCAGCATGCTGCTGATTCGCGGCAAGGAGCAGCCGGTCAAGCGCAAGTTCGTCGAGATCCTTGCGCGCATGAAGAGGGTGACCTTCACCCAGGAGAGGCTTCCGAACAACGAGGGTTATCGCAACGTCCCGCACAGCGCGCTGCTCGTTCCGTTCGCCGTGGTCTCGGATCCGAATGTGCGCGGCGGCGCATGGCTGAAGGCGATCCTCGCGGAGGGCTAGACCATGCCGGCGCCAGACTACTCTGCCATGACGCTCGTGCAGCTCGATGACGAGTTCCGACGTCTGGCAGATGAGTTTGTTCGCGTCATGGACGAGAGGCGCCAGGTGCATACGCCGATCCAAAGCAGGAAGGCGCAGGTTTCGGCGCGCGAGCGCGTTCGCGCCATGCCTGAAGCAGAGAAAGAGGCGCTGCGCGCCGTTCTGCTCGATGACCAATCGAGAACCAAGCGATGACCTATCTCGCGCTCTGCCAGGACGTGAAGCGTGAGTGCGGCATCACTGGCACGCTGACCACGGTGGCGAGCCAGACCGGCGAACTCGAGCGCGTGGTCAACTGGGTGAAGGACGCATGGAAGGAAATTCAGCTTCAGCACCCAGACTGGCGCTGGATGCGATCGACGTTCTCGGTGAATACGGTTGCGGCCGATGGCATCTACGCCGGGACCGACTGCACCGACTCCCGTCTTGTGGACACCATCACGCGCTTCAGCCGCTGGTTGCCCTACGATGAGAACGATGGCTTCAACGTCAAGAGCTACCTGCAGTCTGCTGGGGTAGGCACTGAGGGCTGGTTGGTCTTTCTGCCGTGGTCGGACTTTCGGGGCTTGTACCGGCGCGGCACACAAACAAACGGCACGCCGGCGCACTACAGCATCGACCCGCAGAACAACCTGGTGCTGGGGCCCGTGCCGAACGCAATCTTCGTGGTGTCGGGTGAGTACCAGATGTCGCCGCAGGTATTCTCCGCCGATGCCGACGTTCCGGAGCTGCCATCGGCATTCGACAAGGTCATCATGTACGAGGCCATGAAGAAGGTCGCTGGCTACGACGCCGCCTCGGAAATCATGGTGCGCGCGATGCGCGAGGGCACTCCGCTGATGAGGGCGTTGGAGGCCAATCAGCTACCTGGAATTGGCCTGGGAGCGCCTCTCGCATGAGCCGTTCGGCAGTGGTCCAGAACATCGCCCGGCAGCTCGACGCTGCAGCAGCGAAGCACGAGTTCATCGCTTTCGCTGGTGGGCTGGATCTCGTCACGCCGCCCCTCTTCACCAAGAAGGGATTCTGCCGCGAGGCGCAGAACTACGAGGCCGACTTCGAGGGCGGCTATCGGCGTATCGCCGGCTATGAGCGCTTTGACGGTCGCTCCAAGCCGTCTGCCGCGGTCTACGCCATCCTGAACGTCACTATCACCGGGTCCTTCGCAGTGGGCAACACGATCGCCGGGGTCACGTCCCTTGCGACGGCTGTGGTGATTGCGGTGGTCACGAGCGGCACGCCGGACTACCTTGTTGTCACCAAGATCAGCGGGGCCTTCATTTCAGGGGAGACCCTGAATGTGTCGGCCGCCCCGCAGGGAACCACGAGCTCGACTGCCGTTGTCGACGGGGCTTCCACCGCACTCTTGCACGCCCAGTATACGAACTTGGCGGCGGACGAGTATCGGGATGACATCGGCGCCGTCCCTGGTTCAGGCGCGATCCTCGGCGTCTGGCGCCACAACGACGTAACCTACGCTTGGCGCAACAACGCTGGCGGCACGGCTGCCGCTATCTACAAGTCGAGTTCTACAGGCTGGCAGGCGGTCACGCTGTTCTACGAAGTGAGCTTCACGGCCGCAAGCGGCACAGCGCCGAGTGAAGGGGACACCATCACCCAGGGTGCTGTCACCGCCATCCTCAAGCGCCTGGTACTGCAGTCCGGGACCTTCGCTGGTGGCACGGCGGCGGGGCGCATGATCGTCGCTGCGCCTGCTGGTGGCAGCTTTGCCGCCGGTGCCTTCACCGCCGGCATCGTGGCGACCTGCAGCGGGGCTGAAACAGCAATCACGCTATCCCCCAGCGGGCGATATCGGTTCGTCAACGCAAACTTTGGCGGCGGGACCAACACCACCCGCATCTACGGGGCCGACGGCGTCAATCGCGGGTTCGAATTTGATGGCACGGTTCTGGTGCCGATTGTCACTGGCATGACCACCGATACGCCGATGCACATCTTCGCTCACAAGAATCACCTGTTCTTCTCGTTTGCTGGGTCAGCGCAGCACTCCGGCATCGGAACGCCCTACCAGTGGACGCCGATCACCGGCGCCTTAGAACTTGCTATGGGTGACACCATCGCCGGGTTTGCCCTGCAGCCGGGCTCAGAGGCTGGCGGTGCATTGGCGATCTTTACCCGCAACCGATTGAGCATCCTGTACGGTTCGAGCAGCGCGGATTGGGAACTCGTTTCCTATCGAGAAGAGTTGGGAGCGTTCTCTGACACGATTCAGGACGTGGGCTACACGGTGTTCTTGGATGACCGCGGGCTGACCAACATCCAAACCGCACAGACCTACGGTAACTTCGCGCACGCGACGCTCTCGGATCTTGTTCGCACCTTCCTGACGGATCGCCGCCAAGCTGTGTCGGCGTCCTGCATCTCGAGGGATCGCAGCCAGTACCGCATCTTCTTCACGGATCTCACGGGGTTGTATGTGACGATCGTTGGCAGGAAGGTCGTAGGTCTGATGCCGATCGCCTTCGTGGACGTCGTGCGCTGCATGTGCTCGCTCGAGGACTCCGACGGCACCGAGGCCATCTTCTTCGGGTCTGACGACGGATGGGTGTTTCAGATGGAGAAGGGCACGAGCTTCGACGGCGACGCCATCGAGGGCTTCATGCACCTTGTCTTCAATCACTCGGTCAGCCCGAGGGTCCGCAAGCGCTACCGCCGCGCCATGCTGGAAGTCAGCGGCGATGGCTACGCTGCCGTCCAATTTTCTTACGAGTTGGACTACGGCAGCACCGATGTCGGGCAACCGGATCAGGTCTCTCTCGTGTCGCAGTTCGCGCGCACGATCTGGGACGCCTTCACCTGGGACGCATTCTTCTGGGATGGTCGCACTCTGCTGCCGTCTGAAGTCGAACTCGAGGGAACCGGAACCAACATCTCTCTGAAGATTTTCAGCAGTTCAGACTATTTCCTACCGCACAAACTGAGTGGTGCGGTAGTCCACTTTACACCCCGGAGGGCTTTGCACTAATGGCAAACGAATTTTATGCACCAACCGGGTCGCCGGCGACGAGTTCCTCTGGATCGTCCTCGGTCATGCGCTCGGAGTTTGAGGCGATCGAGGCAGGCTTCGACCTGCTGCCCGCCCTCTCCGGGAACGGCTCGAAAGCCGTCGTCATCAATGCCGGCGGCACGGCTCTGTCCGTCACCACCGGCACACTTACCCTGACCGGAAACCTCAACATCTCTGCGGCCTTCTCCACCGTTGGAGATGATGCGGTCACCCTGAACACCACTGGGTCCACGAGTATCACGCTACCTACCAGCGGAACGCTTGCCACGCTGACCGGAAACGAGGCGCTCACCAACAAGAGCATCAACGGCCTGACGATCACAAGTTCGACGGGTACACTGACCATCACGAACGCGAAGACGGCCGCGTTCTCGAACACCCTGACCTTCGCGGGCAGCGACGGCGCGACGATTACCCTGCAAGGCACCGACACCTATGTCGGGCGCGCGACCACCGACACCCTGACCAACAAGCGCGTAACCTGGCGGGTCAACAACCTTGCGGATGCGACCTCCATCACACCGGCCGCAGACTCCACCGACGAGGCGACGCACACCAACACGCAGGGCCTGGGCACGCTGACGGTGAACGCGCCAACCGGCACGCCGACGGAAGGGCAGCGCTTGGTGATCCGCATCAAGTCCACGAACGCGCATACCTACTCGTTCAACGCGATCTACCGCGGCTCGACGGATGTCGCGCTGCCCACCGCCTTGAGCGGATCGAGCAAGACTGACTACCTTGGTTTTCTCTACAACAGCACCGATACCAAGTGGGACTTGGTTGCCTCAGCGCAGGGATACACCTGATGTGCGCGAAGATCATTCTGCTGGCGATTCTCCTGCTTGCTCCCGTGGGGTGCGGCGACCAGGGCGACACGCGCCCGTTGCAGCTCGTCATGCTCAAAAACGACATCGAGCTCAGGGAGAAACCGAACTGCGGCCAAAGCGTCCTGCCGAACTACGGCTGCTGGCGTCCGATCACTGTGGCCGGAGGCTGCAAGGTCATGGTGGTGGCTCCACGCCACAGCGGCGACCACGCCCGCTTGGAGACGCTCGGCCTCGAGGTCTGGAAGTGCTGGACCGGCAACATGGAGTACTGAGTCATGGCTGACCGCTACTGGGTAGGAGGCACTGGCAACTGGTCCGACGACACGAACCACTGGGCCACTTCGTCCGGTGGTGCCCCTGGGGGCGGCAACAAACCCACGGCGTCTGACAACGCGATCTTCGACGCGAATTCCGGAAATCCAGGTGCGTACACGATGACGGTCAACGAATCCGCACTGTGCCTTGACTTCACCTTAAACGCCGCGCCTTCCGGCGGCGGCACAATCACTTGGACCGGAGCAAGCCCAATGACTATCTCTGGCTCAATGCTGCTTCTCGCCGGAATGATAACAACCTACACAGGGACGATCACTTTCAATGCAACGAGCGCCAAGACAATAACCAGCAATGCAATCACCATGGATTGTCCTGTGACGTTAGACGGCGTGGGCGGGACATGGCAACTGGTTGATGCAATAACACTAAGCAATGTACAGCCCCTGAGGTTGACGAACGGGACTTTTGACGCTAATAACCAAAATGTGACGTGCGGGCAATTCTCAACTAATAACTCCAACGTCCGCGTGGTGACGATGGGAAGTGGAGATTGGACGCTGACTGGAGGCGATGGTGGCAATACGGTTGTTTGGCAGGCGTTGACTAGTACGAATCTCACGGTGAATAGAGGCACGTCAACGATCAAGATTCCGCAGACTTCAGCCACAGCAACGATCACGTTTAACGGGGGCGGTAAGACTTATCCATCAATACAATTTACTGGTTCTCCAGGCAGTGCGTCACTTGATTTCTCTGCCTCGAACACACTAAAAAATATCTCAGTCATCACCCCTCCAGCCACAATCCGTTTCACGGCTGGCACGACTACGACCATCGAGGATGACGATGGGTTTCCTTCAGGAACTCTTGGCAATCTCGTAACGATCACCAGCATCACGGCGGCAAACCACAACCTTCTGAAGACTGGTAACACAGGCGCTGGTGATGTGCTGTGCGACTTCCTGTCCATCAGCCGTTCGCAGGCCTCCCCCAGTCGCACTTGGCTCGCCGGCGATAACTCCACCAACGGTGGAAACAACTCTGGTTGGATCTTTGACGATGTTCTCCCCAAACTTTCCGGAGGCTTCGTGGCCTTCTTTACACCATGAGCGAAATCACTGTTAATGCCCAACTGCTTATCGAGGCGATCCAAGAGCAGCGCAACCGGGCGATGAATGACGCTGCGGCGGCGATGGCGCGCTCCGTGCAATTCCAGAACGAAAACGAGTCGCTCCGCAAGGAAATTACGGAGTTGAAAGAGAAAAAGGGGAACTGACATGGCCGGACTCATCCAGGACACGATGCTAGAGGACACGAGGAAACTCGATGTGCTTGGCCAGCCCGTCGCACAAGCGAAGACAGCGACCTACGACGCCACGCAGCGCACGATCAACAAGCCCACCGGCACGGTGGCCGGACAGCTCGACACCCTGCTCGCCAAGGGCTCCCCGTTGATGACGAGGGCACGGACAGGCGCTCAGCAAACGGCGAACGCGAGGGGGCTGCTGAATTCCTCGATGGCGGCGGGGGCTGGGGAACTCGCGGCCATCGACTCCGCCCTGCCGATTGCCAATGCGGACGCCGGCATCTATGACATGGCGTCGCGCGAGAACGCCGCGGCGAGCAACCAGGCCGCGCAGTTCAGTGCCGGCGAGTTGAACGTCAACGCGAGGGCAAACGCGGGCGCGCAGAACGACATCACCAAGCTGGGTTATGGCGCCGAACTCGAAACGGGTTTGATCGGCGCGAGAACGGGTGCGGAATCCAGGCTGCAGTCGGAACGCGCTGCGCAGGAGACGGGTCTTGTCGCTGCGCGCGGTGCACAGGAACGCGAGACCCAAGCGGCCGGCGGGCAGATCCAGTCCACGTTGCAGGCGGAACGCGCGACCCAGCAAAGCGTACTTTCTGCACAGGAGGCCATGCAGACCAGGGGTCTTTCTGCGCAGCAAGCCGCCCAAGAGCAGGCGCAGTCCATCGTCCAAGGTGAGATTCAGCGCGGCCTCCTGAACACCCAGGCGGAGATCGACGCTCGCCTTCGGCAATTGGCTGGCGAGATCGAGCGCGGTTTGATCGGCGTTCGCGGTGGGGTGGAATCTACCCTACAGGCTGAACGAGCGCAGCAGCAGAGCGTCTTGTCGGCACAGGAGGCCATGCAGACCAGGGGCCTGTCGGCCCAGCAGGCAGCGCAGGAACAAGCGAAGACGGTGCTCCAGGGAGAGATCGAAAACGGCCTGATTACGACCCGGGCGGATGCCGACGCGAGACTGCGGGAACTCTCAGGCCAGATTGAGGCCGCCCTCATCGGCACTAGAACAGGCGCCGAATCGCAACTTCAGACCGAGCGCGCAACCCAAGCGCAGCAGCTCGCTGGGGTGCAGGGGCAGATCGAGGGCATCCTCATCGGTCAGCGCGCCACCGCTGAGTCTCAGCTCCAAGCGCAGCGGTCACAGCAGGCGCTGGACCAAGCGCGGCTTGGCGCTGTCCTCGAGAGCGGGCTTATCACCGACCGTGCGCAGGCAGAGGGTCTGCTTCAGTCACAGCGCGCGGCCGAGCAGCAGGTTCTTACCAGGCTGCAGGGTGACGTGGAATCCGGCCTCATCAGTGTTCGCACAGATGCCGAGAAGCAGATCCTGACCCAGCGCACTCTTGCCGAGGTCGAGCAGGCGAAGTTGAATGCCATCCTTGAATCAGGGCTCGTTCAGACCCGGGCGGACGCCGAGTCCATCCTTCAGGCGCAGCGCGCTGGCGAGGCGCAGGCGCAGTCCCAGTTACAAGCAGGGCTGGAGACCGGACTCATCGGTGCCAGGGCCGGCGCGGAGTCCACTCTACAGGCAGAGCGGGCGACGCTCGAGCAGGGGCTGATTGCCGCCAAGGGGCAGGTCGAGTCCGGCCTGTCGGCGCAACAGGCGGCTCAAGCGCAGGCGCAATCCATCGTGCAGGGCGAGATCGCCAAGGGGCTGATCTCCACGCAGGAGCAGGCAGACACGCGGCTGCGCACGTTGCAGGGGCAGATTGAAGAAGGACTCGTGGGTGCGCGAGCCACCGCAGAGCAGGGGCTGATCGGTTCCAGAATGCAGGCGGAGTCCACGCTGCAGACGCAAAAGGCAGCGCTGGACAAGGAAATCGACACCCTCAAGGGCCAGATCGACGTCCAGCTCCAGACGCTGAAGGGCGACCAGGCGACGAACCTCGCTACCATCGAGTCGACCTACAAGGAACTGCTGCAGACCTCCGCTTCAGGCGGTGCGCTGTTCTCGGACGCCCTGAAGTCGATCGCCGCGATCATGGGCGACACCAACACGAGCACGGAGCAAAAGCAGTTGGCGGTGGACAAGATCACCAACAACCTGAACACCGGCCTCACGTTCGTTGCCGGCATCGCCGACATCGACATCAGCGGCCTGATCGACTTCAGCACTGCACCATGATGAATTTCCCCGAGCACGATATGGCAATTCTCGTTGACGACGAGGATCTGTTTCTGCGCATGGAATTCAAGCGTAGACGCGCCTATCTGCATGTGGACATCCTGCGCAGGCCGATCGCTTCGATTCGTCGTCTCATCGGACTGAGGCCGTCGTTGTCGCACATCCTTCGCGCGCTCGGCTATGACCGCGTGTACGCGCGCTGCCAGAGGTCAAACTTCAAACTCCACAAGTTTTGCCGTCTCATGGGATTTTCAGCATGTGGAGCAAACCAAGAGTGGTTTCTTCTGCGAGTCGTATTAAACAAGGGGTAGATCATGGGCGGATCTGTATCAAATGCTCTAGCGGACATCGAAGACACCGTCAAGGATGTCGGCGATGTCGCGTCCCAGGTCGTTGGATTCAATCCGGTCACACTGGAAGTCAATCAGGATGCCGTCGATTCCCTTGGGGTGAACGAGGCCACCGACCTCGCAGAGGGCTGGAACGATATGTCCACCGTCGAACGTGCGTTGGTGGTGGTCACCGCAGCTGTTGGCGGGTCTGCAGCTGGCTTGGGCGGTACGGCGGCTGCGGAAGGCTCATCTGAACTCTTCATGGCCGACATGCTGGGGGTGAACACCGCCGCAGATGCCACCGCCCTCGAGACCTCCATCGCGGAAATGAGTGCTTCGTCTGCTGGGATCTCCCCGCAAGCAGGTGAGTTCCTCGCTGGCGGTACGGCTGGCGCGGCCGCTCCGGCAGCAACTACCATTTCTGGGGCAGCAGCTACGACGGCTGGAATATCACCCGTAGCTGAAACTTTCGCTGCGCCAGCAACCTTCGGTCTAGATGCTGCCACTGGCGAGGCCCTTGCAACCGGATGGGAAGGGATGGCTGCAGAGTCCGCCGCGCAGAATGCTGCGCTTGGAGTTGCGCCTGCGACGACTGCTGCGGCGAGTCCAGGGATCATCGACTCCGTGCTGCAGTTCGGGCAAAAAAACCCGGCCCTCACGCTCGGCGCCATGTCGCTCGCCGGCGGTGTGGCGATGGGAGTCGGTGGATACCAAACCGCCATGGACCTGCAGGAGCAGAAGAAGAAGGACGCGCAGGAAATGGAACAGTGGAAGCGCCAGTTCGTGCAGGGGGGGTCGTATTACGACGCCAACGTGAATATGCGACCCGGGACGGGGGTGGCGACCCGTCGCTCGACCGGCGCCCCGTTGCATGCCGGAATAGGCAACCCAGGCCTCATCAACAGCCAGATGAAGTAAGGAGCAGCGATGATGCAACCGAACTCTTCAGCACCCGGCAAGATGGCGGAAGGCATGCCAGGCAAGTCACCCGTTCAGGAACAGAAGCCGCAGGAGAAACCTGCCGCGGCGCAGGCCGGAAGTCTGTCGTCTCGCTACCCCAAGATCGCCACGGCCGCGCGCGGGATCCTGCTCGCCGAGATGAAGCTGCTGTACTCAACGTCAAAAGGGGCCGAGCAGATCGCCCAGGCGGTGCAGAACAGCGATGATCCAGTCGCGGCCATCATGCAGGTGTCCAAGGCGATCGTCGAGCAGGTGAAGTCCCAGGCGAAGGGCGTCCCGCCGGAATTCGTGCAGCGCACTATTCTTCCGGTGGCCGTCCTTGTCACCGAACTCGCGGTGGCTTCCGGTGCCGTGGAAGACAGCCCGGAACTCAACAAGAAGGTGACGGAGGCCGCGCGCGCCATGCAGCAGGGTGGGCAGGGTCAGGCTTCTGCCGCACCCGATGAGGCGGAGCCTGTCGAGGAACCTCCGAAGCAGGAAATGGCTGAAGGTCCACAAGGCCTCGTGGCCGACAAGATGATGGGGGCGTGATATGGGAATCATCGCTGGAGCGATGTCAGGTGGTGGCGGTGCCCTAGAGAGAGTTGCTCATCAGGGTATCGAGTACCTGTCCAGGTCGCAGATACAGAAGGAGGCCGCCGACATCCAAGAGGCGCGCGACGCGCGTCTGCGCGAATTCGAAGCCACCCGCGACGCGCGCCTTGCCGAGCAGCGCAAGGGTGAACTCGAGTACGCCGATACCCTGCGCCGCAAGCCCGGGATGGAAGCAGCCAAGGAGATCGAGGCCTCGCGCGCATCTCCCGTGGATGATCTTTCCGGCACCGCGCGCCCGAAAACCAAAGAAGAGATGGCCGATGCCGAAGAGGGGGCCTATCGCCGGCAGGGGCTGGTCTCAGAAGCCATGCAGGTACGCACCACCGAGCAGACCCGTCAGCGCGACAACCAGACCGCCCTCGATCGCACCGCCGACAACAACCGCGGCGAGCGTCAACTCGACCTTCAGGCGAAGAACTTCGATGTGCAGGCGAAGGGCGCGGCACTGGATCGCCAGATCAAGCAACTCACGCTCGACAATGCAAAGCGCGTCGACGAGCTGCGCAAGGAATTTCCGGACGCGAATCCGGCGCGGCAGAAGGAGATCAGCGAGTCGATCCAGCTACTCACCGGGAAAGACAACGACAACTACCTGCCCGTTCCTCTCAAAGACGACATGGGCAACGTCACCGGCTACAAGATTTTCGACAAAAAGCGAGGCAACTGGGTGGAGTCGAACGAGAAAGCCGTGCCAAAGCCAGGAGATCGCCCGCCTCTGGACACCTTCGACAAGTCGAAGCGTCCGCAGGTGTCCGACGCCGCGCCTGCTGCGGCACCAGTGGCGGATGCGCTCGAGGTCGGAGACAGGAACCCCGTCGGCTTCGATCAACCCCCGGAGGACAATGCCGCGAAGCTCGAGCGCGAGCGCATTGAGCGCATGAAAGGTCGCATCAGGTCCCGTGAAGGTGCGGCGTTTGAAGGCCAGTACGGCGGGAATATCTGAAGACCATGGATTTTGACCTCGCCGGCGCCCGCAAGGCGGGCTACAGCGATACGGAGCTTGCCGATTATCTCGGCGGTTCGCTGAATTTCGATGTCCCTGCCGCTCGGCAGGCCGGGTACAAGGACGAGGAGATCCTGCAGCACCTTGAGTCCCTTGACACCACCGGTCCAACGGACTACCTGAAATCAGCGGCATCCGGTGTTTTGTCTGGCGCTGGCATGATCGCCCAGGGCGGCGGAGAGGTACTAGCGCGCGGCGTGAATGCGGTTGCGGGCACGGAGTTGCGCGCCGAGAACCCGCTCAAGGGCGCGATCGACTGGCTCGAGCAGTCGAAGAGTCCGGGGGCGAAGCGGGCCGAGGCCAACACCCAGATCACCGGCAGCCTCTTCGACACCGACACTTGGTCCTTCGGCACTGACCCCAGCGTCAAGGGCCTCGCCCTACAAGGGCTGAACGCCATCGGCCAGTTCGCGCCGAACCTCGCCATCGCCATCGGGACGGCAGGAGCGAGCATTCCTGCACAGCTGGCCATAGGCGCCACCGTGGGCGGCCTGCAGGCCCTTGGCGGCGGTGTGGAGGAGGAGCGCACCAAGTTTCAAGCCATGAGTCATGAGGAGCTTCTGGCGAACTCCAGGCTCTACCGCGAACTCCTCAACACGGGTGTCGATCCTGACGTCGCCAAGAACTCCGTTGCCGAAGCCGCGGCCCTTGGCGGTGGTCTTGGAAACGCTATCCCGTCTGCGGCCGAGGGGGCGTTCGAGAACTTCTTGATCGGCGCCCTGACCCGTGGACGTTTGACCATCCCCGGAAAGGGTGTTCTCGGTAAGGCTGCAGTCGGTCTTGCGGCCGGCGCGCCGCTCGGCGGTACAGAGGAAGCCATCGAGCAGATCGGCCAGAACATCGGCTCGAATCTGGCCGCTGGCGGAAACCGCCCAGTGACGGCCGACACGCTGCAGCAGTTTGTCATGGGGGCGATCGCCGAGGGCGCTGCCGGCGGTGGTGGTGGTGTGGCCACCGGCATTTTCAAGCCGCAGGAACAACCTGCCCAGCCACCAGCAGCCAAGGAAGACGCCAAGGTCGCCGATGCCATTACCAGCATCAGCGGCGCTGGCACGATTGAAGAAGCGATCGCTGCAGCCACCCAGGCGACGTCCGCCACCATCTTCGAATCAGACGTTGCAGCCTCTCCAATGGGCGGTCTCATCACCGGAGCCATGGAGTGGGCCGTCGATCGTGGTGAGCGCGCGGCGCGTGAGGAACCCGCCTACCAGCAGCTCGAGTCGCAGAAGAGTCAGGACCTCAACGCCATGGTCGGCGAGCGTCGGGACGTTGAAGCAGAGTCAGCGATCCAGACCAGCCTGCGCCAGGAGCGCGAGGCGGAACAGCAGGCAAGCGGTCAGACTCAGCCGCAGTCTGCCATGTCCGCAGCGTTGGGTAAGGTCATCCTCGATCGCATGGAGGCGATGGAACGCGCGAAAGGTGTTACCTCCGATTCTCAGATTGGAGGGGAGACTGCACTTCCTGAAATTGGCACGAACGTACGCGAATTGAGTACAGTGGATGCCGCTGCTCACGAGGCTGCACCATCCTCGCAGAACCCTCTGCCGGAGCCTACCGACGCGCAAAAGGATGCCGGCAACTACCAGAAGGGGCATCTCAACGTCTCCGGACTCGACATCAGCATTGAAAATCCGGCGGGCTCCAAGCGCCGGCCGGAATGGGTAGCGCTGCAGGATCACTACGGCTACATCAAGGGCGTGCCTGCCAAGGCCTCCGACAAGGAGCACGTCGACGTCTTCATCAAACCAGGCACTACGGAGGCATTCAACGGCCCCGTCTTCGTCGTCGACCAGAAGAAGAAAGACGGCAGCTTCGATGAACCCAAGGTGGTGATCGGGGCCTCTACCCTCGACGAAGCGGTGACACTCTATCGCCGGAACTACGAAGCCGGCTGGGACGGCATCCAAGGCATCACGCCGATGCCGATGGAGACATTCAAGCAGAAGCTCCAGGACGTCACTGCCTTCACCAAGGCGCAGCCGGGCGCGCAGCGTGTTCAGAAACCAGAGGCGTTCAAGAAGCGTGAACAGCCTGCCACGACTGAACAGCAGGCGCCTGTGGTCCGTATTGGCGGCCTCCTGCCGCATGAGATGAGCGTTGAGCAACTGCAGTCTGCGGCGAAGTCGGCGCCGTACTTCGACCAGAAGATCGCTGCGGAGAAGGAACTGAAGCGCCGTGACCGTACCGGCGAGACCGTTCTCGGCAGGACAGTCGATCAGCTCACCGACAAGGAACTCGAGGTCGTCTCCCAAAAGGGCAAGACCGCGACGCTGCGCGAGTCCGCGGTGAAGGAGAGCACCGCGCTCAAGGCGGCTGACCAGGAGCTTGCAGACAAACTCAAGACCCCTGCCGTCCGCGAGGCCCTTCCCGGGCTTGCCGACAGCGCCGGCTGGGCGGAGCGCGGCGGGCACCTGATCCGCCAGAAAACCAAGGTCGGCAGCGAGCTCGCGGGCGACGAGAAACTCAGTCGCACGAAATGGATTCCCAAGGCCGAGTGGTGGGCTGACCGCCCTGTTCAGGAAAACGAGCAGTTCTACCGGAACGCGGTCCAGGCTGCGCTTACCGGGGAGGGCCTGACCCGCAAGCAGAAGGAAGTCGTGAAGTTCATGGTGCGCCTTGCCGAGGACGATACGGCTGGCGTGGAAGCGGCACCAGAGATCACCCCGCAGGAAGCCGCTGACGTGCAGGCGGTGGTGGACACAGCCCCAACAGGCCATGACGCCTGGAGTACAATGACGGAGGACGAAAAGAATGCCGAACTCGACCAAATTCCAGGGCTTCGCCCATCTGAAGGACAAGTCGCCAGCGGTGAAGAAGTTCGCGCGCAAACTCTTGCGGAAGAAGTGGGACCGCGAGAGCGCCAGCCGGGCGAAGACGACGAAGTAGCGCCCTCTTTACCTCCAAAGCGAGAATTGGAGGGTAAGTCCACCGCCACCACGCCGCGCCCCACAGAGGGTACTCAACTACCCACTATCCCGGAACGTCGTGCTGGCACGGACGTTGGCCCGTTGCGTACTATGGGCCTCGACGCCGGCAAGCTGCAGCCAGATACCCTGTATGTCTTCGCCTCTACATGGGAGAGCGGAGAGCGTGAAACCGGAACTATCAATGTGCCTCACGGCGGCGATCCGCTTCGAGCGTTCAAGCAGTTCCGATCCAAGAACGAGCAGGCCAATCCGCAGATCGTGGTGGCCACCGATGCCAACGGGAAACCATCGAAGATCATCTCTCCGAACGGGAAGATGGAAGACTTCGACTCAGCCAAAGGGCGCTACATCGCCGGAGACGTCGACGCCTTCCGCAAAGAATCTGCGGCGGAGATCGAGCGTGGCCGCTCCGAAGGAGACCCGGAGAAAATCAACGCGGCTGTGAGCGCCCGTATCGACGACCTGCGCAAGCGAATCGCCGAGACCGATACCTCTATTGCGCGAGACAAAAAGGAAATCGAAAACGAAAAGGTGCGGCAGAAGGCAGGCCTCACGATCGAGAAGCACGACAACCGCTTCGACACCTGGAAAGAGTATTTCTCCAATCGGCAGCGCATCGTCGAGCACCTGACGGACGACGTCGCCAGGATGAACCGAGAGATTGCATCTTGGGAGCAGCAGCGGGTCAAGGACGTGGATCAGCGCCCAGCGCTCGAGCTGGCAGCGCCATCCAAGGATGACTTGAAGGCGAAGGAATCCCAAGCCGCCACTGGAAACGTCGAAGAGCAGACCGCCGCAGTTCGGGACAGAGACACCGCCGTCCTGACGTCTCCGGAGGGCGCCGCACCGCCGAAAGAACTGCAGGCGCAGCCGACGCAGCAGGGTGGGTTGTTCGGGACGGAGACTGTTGCCGCGACGGCTCAGAAGCGCGAGGCCCCGCCGCCGGAGACCGGTGGGGGGTTGTTCGCGCAGCCGGACGTTGTAAATCAGGTTGGCGACCGTGCCAGCCGCAAAGAGGGGAGCCCTCTGCCGAATATCCCCGCCGCGCAACCTGATCCGATTGTGGCTGCCGCCGACGCCATGATCCAAGCCGCGAACGCGATGAAGGAAGCGGTGGCGCCGAAGCCTGCCGCCGAGAAGAAAACGCCGGTACTTCCAGCCTCCGTGCCAGAAGGAAAACTCGCCGAGCACGACGCGACAATGGATCGCGCGCGCGATGGCAACCTGCAGGTCGACGAGTTTCAAGCCGCCTACGAACGGGCGGTCGAGAACAAAGAGCAGATCACCGCCGAACTGTCGAAGCTGACCAAAGACCAGCTAGAGAAGCGTGTCGGGCAGCGCATGGGCCAGACCAAGAAGGACCGCTTGGTCAGTATGGCCTACACCGACGTTCTGCAGGACTTCACTCTTGGTAGGGGCGTAAGCTACATGCTCACCACCCCGAACGCGATGGAGGACGCAATCCGCAAGATGGTCGCGTCGACCACCGAAGCGGACCTTGCTGCCTACGCCGACCGCGTGAAGGAGATGCGCGACGAGCGCGCGAAGCGCATCGAGGGCTTCAAGAACCCGCAGACGCTGGATGACTTCGACCTGGTGTCCCGCGTCAAAGGCACGAAGGACCTCACGCCTGAGCAGATGGCCCGTTATGACGAACTGCTCGCCAAATCCGGTCGCGCGCGCCGCGTGCAGCAGCAGGAAGCCAAGGCCACCGTGCAGGCCGCCGGTGAGAAGGTCGGCGCCAAGGTTGTCGAAACCAAGCATACCCAGAAGGGGCATGACCTCTTCGTCGTGCAGCTGGAGAAGCGCGTCGAGCGAGATGACTACAACCGGCTGAACACTGCCGCGAAGAAATTGGGCGGGTACTTCTCATCCTACGCCAAGGACGGAGCTGTGCCAGGGTTCCAATTCAAGACCCGCGAGGCGGCCGACGCATTCCAGAAGCTCGCCACCGAGGGCGATACCCAGGCCGTGCAGGAAGCCGTAGTCGAGCGCCGGACTGACCGCCGCGATGAGAAGAAGAACTCCGCGGCAGAGCGGCTCGCCGCCATGGCCGACAAGATGGAAGAGGCCGCGAATGAGTCCATGGGCAGGGACCGGCTCGCCAACACCGCGAAACGCGCGCGCCAGGCTGCCTCCGCAGATGCCGACGCCCGCGCCAACATCGCCATGGCCAAGACGCTGCGCAATCTGTCCAACGCGATCGAGGATGGCACGGCGACGCACCTGGACGGCATCCGGACCAAGGCCCAGGTCGAGACCCTCGGTCAGCTGGCGACGCAGGCCAAGAACGATCGCCTCCGGAAGCAGTACCTGTCGTCGATAGACTTCGAGAGGCACAAGGACCGGGCGGTCGAGGTCGACGACATCGCCGAGCTTACGAAGTCGCCGTGGTCATTCGACGCGCGCCATGAGCAGCTGTTCCACGCGATCAACAAACTGAAGGGTAAGCCCGCGACCACGATGCTCTCCGGGCAGCTGAAGCGGCTCGCCGAGACGACGAACGATCCCGACAAGTGGATCACCATTCCACGTTCTGTCGTCGAGGCCACGCTGGAGAAGGGTGGCAACACCCAGAACAGCTACGACAACGCGGCGCCCTGGTACTGGGAGAGCCGCATAGCGACCGTGAAGCGCCTCGAGGCTGCAAACATCCCAGACCTACCGTCCCTGCGCGCCGCACTGCGCGAATTTGTCCAGTACAAGGGCGCGCAGCCGAAGGCCGACAAGGTGAAGGAGCTCGAGCGCAATCTTGCCGGGCAAGGCGGTATCGGCATCGACTTCTTCCCGACGCCTGTGGATCTCGCCCAGCGCATGGCCGAGGCACTCGAGCTGCAGCCCGGCATGAGCGTGCTGGAGCCTTCAGCCGGGAAAGGCAACCTCGCCGACGCCGTGCGCGCCGCGGAGCCCGCCGCCGAGATCGACACTGTCGAGCAATCCGCCACCCTGCGCGAAATACTCGAAGCGAAGAATTACCCCTTGGTCGGCAACGACTTCATGGACTTCCAGCCCGAGGAGCAGTACGACCGGGTCATTATGAACCCGCCGTTCTCGAACGGCATGGATGCCGAGCACGTCCAGCGCGCCTACGGCATGCTGAAGCCTGGCGGTAAGCTGGTGGCGATCACCGGCGAGGGTATCTTCTTCCGCGATGACGCGAAGAGCCGCGCCTTCCGTGAGTGGTTCGACCAGGTCGGCGGCACGTCGGAGAAGCTCGAGGGCGCCTTTACCGACAAGCGTGAGGTCAAGACCACCGGTGTTGCGATCCGCATGCTCATTGTCGACAAACCTTCGGAGGCGCCTGCGTTCCACCGCGCACCTACCTACACCACCGACGAAGGCGGCAAACCGCTTCTCGCTTTCGAGCGCGTTCAGATCACCGAGCCGACCAAAGTCGGCATGTATTTCCCTGGCGGTGACGCCTACCAGTACACGATCGCCAGAGGAGACAGGTCCCTCGGCATCGTCATTCTGTTGTGGGACGGCAACAAAAACAGGTACGGCAACGTCAGGCAGTTGCTCTACATCAAGACCCACACCAACCTTCGAGGCCAGGGCATCGCCGAGGAGGTCGTTCGTGGTATCCTTTCACACAACGATGGCATCCCGCTGACGGCGGTCTCGGTCCTACCAAAGGCCCGTGGCTTCTGGGAGAAGATGGGGGCCGAGTTCATCAACGACGAAGACGGCGACGAAAATGGCATCCTCACCCTCGAAAATTACCGTAACGCGAAGGCAGCTCGAGACGATGCGCGCCCGGGCGGACGTGGCCCTGGAGCGGGCGAAGGGCAAGCCCCTGTCGGCGAAGGCCCGGAAGGACCAGGCGACGCTGGAAGCGAAGGTGGCGGTCAAGCATTAGCCTTCAGGGGCCCGGCGCAAGGCCGCGGCCTCGGTACTGACGCAGTCCGGAAGGTCGTAGCACCCCTCATCAGGAACTGGGGCAACGCCCCTGACATCGTCGTCCACGACTCCATCGACGCGCCCAGCGTCCCGCAGGCGATCCGCGCGGAGAACGAGAAGCGGGCTACAGCCGGCGCAACGGGGGGAGTCGACGCGACCATCCTTCACGGCCGGGTGCATCTCTTCGCTGACCAACTCTCTTCCCCGTGGGCGGTGCAGCGCGCGATCTTCCATGAGGCCCTCGGGCACTACGGGCTGCGTGGGACGTTCGGGGAAGCCCTAGATCCCATCCTCGACGATGTCGCCAAGTCTCTGAAGGGCCGCGTCGAAGCAAAGGCTCGTGATTACGGCCTCGACGTCAACGACATCGAACAGCGCCGGACGGCCGCCGAGGAGGTCCTCGCCGAGCTCGCCCAGTCCATGCCGCGCTCGAGCTTCGTGCAGCGCCTCATCGCTGCGATCCGCCAGTTCCTGCGCGATCTTGGCGTTTCCATCGACCTATCGGAAGTCGACATCATCTCCAACTTCATCGAGCCGGCTCGCGCCTTCGTCGAGGGCCAGCAGGCGGAGACAACTGGTCAGGCTGTCCCGGCGTTCGGGCGCGACCAGACCGCGAGCGAGGCATTCCAGCGCTGGTTTGGCGATTCGAAGGTGGTCGACGAGAACGGTCAACCGCGCGTCGTATACCACGGCACTGCGAAAGGCGACTTCGACAAATTTAAGACATCGACCAGCGGCCTTCTCGGTCGCGGCATCTATTTTACTAGCGATTCAACCGATGCCGAAGATTACGCGAACCACACTCCTGAAGATGGCGCGTCTTCCATCTATCCGGTGTATTTGAAGATCGAGAACCCGTTCAATGCTGGCTACAACGGAACCTGGTCAGATGTCTATGAGAAGCTGACTGGACGTCAGCCGAGGAATTGGGAAAACGAAATGCCGAACGCGCAACAAATGCTCGACCTGAAGATCAATCTTGTAAACAATGGGTACGACGGTCTGATCGTTGACTACACAGATTCGGTCGGTTCAGCTGGGCCGGTGACGCACTACGTTGTCCTCGAGCAGGATCAGGTCAAGTCAGCCATCGGCAACCGCGGCACGTTCGACGCCCAGAACCCCGACATCCGCTTCAATCGCCAAGGCACGGATGTCGGCCGCAGGGACTTTCTTGGCCGGTCCATGGCCTTGATGATTTCTTCTATCGCGCCATCGGTCAAGGCAGTGACTCCAACCCTCGTTGTCACCGACAACGGCACCGCCAAGGAACCTGTCGCGTGGATTGCCGAAAACAGCGAGAACCGGGTTTACCGGGAGTTGGCGAAGCGCATCCTGCCGTTGGTCGAGGATGTGCGCGTTCGAATCATCACGCCAGGCACCTACTACGTCGACCCGTTTCCCGGCAGCCTGAAGTATTCGCACGGCGCGACGGTTTTGAGCGCACAGCACAAAGACTCGCGGCGCATCTTCCTGCGTTCAGACACCGGTCTTACCGAGACCACGATCTTGCACGAGGGCATTCATGCCGGGACCATGGGGTTCATCCGGGCCCACCCCAAGAACGCGGCTGTGGCTCGCCTGGAAGAACTGCGGCAGGAAGTGTCGCGCGCGCTGGCCTCGCATCCGGACGAAGGCTTCGAGAGGAACATCATCCGCGCGGCGACCAGCAACATTGACGAGTTTGTCGCGTGGGGTTTGACCCACCCGGTCTTCCAGAAGATCCTGCGAGACGTAAAGGTCGAGAACAAGGGTACGGCTTGGAAGAGTTTCATCGACATCATCAGCCGCATCCTCGGCATTGTCGATGCCAACGCGAATACGCGAAGCGCGCTCGAGGATTTGTTCGACGCCAGTTTTCAACTGATCGAGGAAGCAAAGAACGATTCTGGCTGGCTGTCGGCTGTCGACCAAGATGTCGAGTTGGCGCAGGCTGAAGATAACGCCGTACCTCCGCCGGCGTTTCATCGCGCCGCATGGATTGACCAGCAACCGATGGACACGCAAGAGGCGCTGCGCAAGGCAGGCGTCTGGTTCACCCCACCGACTCTCAAGGCCAGGGTCAAAGACTGGTCCACGGACTGGCAGAAACGCTTGAAGCAAGGTGTGGTTGACCAGTTCGATCCCATCAAGGAATACGACTACCACGCCTATATACTCGCGCGCATGACCCGTGGCGCGGACAACGCCCTCGACGGGCTCCTGAACTACGGTACGGTTTACCTTGACCAGGACGGTGCCGTGGACGTGAATTTCGAGAAGGGTGGGTTCCTCGGCATCATGTCGAAGCTTGGTGGCGAGCACGACCGGTTCCTAGCTTGGGTGATCGGCAATCGGGCTGAACGTCTTCTCGCCGAAGGCCGGGAGCACAATTTCACCGCGCAGGACGTGAAACGACTAAAAGATTTGAGCCACGGCACGATGCTGGATGGAACGTCGCGGTCACAGGAATATGCGAGAGTCCGCGCCGAGCTGGACCGCTATAACAAGGCCGTGCTCGACATCGCCGAAAGAGCTGGTCTCATCGACGGCGCTGACCGCGCAGTGTGGGAGAATGACTTCTACGTCCCGTTCTATCGCTTGATGGAAGACGCTGACCAGATCAAGGGGCCGATGCCATCCAAGGGGCTCGTCAACCAGTACGCCTTCAAGGTGCTCAAGGGTGGCGAGCAAGCCCTCGGCGATCCAATGGAGAACATACTCAAGAACTGGTCGCACCTGCTCGATGCAAGCCTGAAGAATCAGGCAGCTAAGGAATCTATTCTCGCGGCGCAGCGCGTCGGCGCAGTGGTCGAGGGCGAAGAGGCTACAGTGCGCCAGATGTCGAAGGCGTCTGGTTTGAAGGATGCCGTGGTGTCGTTCACCGACCGGGGGACGCAGCGTTGGTTCATGGTGGAAGATCCCTTCCTGCTAGACGCGATCAAGGGGATCGGCTTCACCGGGTTCCAAGGCGTCGGTATGAAGGTCATGCAGAAGTTCAAGAAATGGCTGACGATGGGCGTCACCGTTTCGCCGACCTTCAGGATCCGCAACGTGATCCGAGACTCTCTGCAAATGATCGGGGCGAACCCGGCAAGCTACAACGTCCTCGACAACGTGCTGACTGGTTGGAAGTCCACGAAAAGCAACACTCCGGAATACGCCTCGATCATGGCTGGTGGTGGTGTCATGCGCTTCGGGACAATTCTTGACGGTGATAGGGCAGAGCACGTCAAGCGCCTGATCGCGTCTGGGGTTGACGACCAGACCATCCTGACGACCCCGGAAAGGGTCAAGGACGCCATGCAGCAGGCGTGGGACTGGTGGCAGCGCGTCGGGGATCGGGCTGAGAACGTGAACCGCGCCGCCCTCTACAAGAAGCTGCGTGCAGATGGAAAGACTCATCTGGAGGCGAGCTTCGCCGCCCGCGACACCATGGACTTCTCCATGCAGGGGACGTGGGCGGCGATTCGGTTCCTGTCGCAGACCGTACCGTTCTTCAACGCCAGGCTTCAGGGGCTCTACAAGCTCGGCCGCGGTGCCGCAGAAGATCCACGCCGGTTCGGTATCGTAGTCGGTGGAGCCACGTTGGCTTCCCTCGCTCTTTTTCTCGCCTACCGTGACGACGACGACTGGAAGCGGCGCGAAGATTGGGACCGCGAGACATTCTGGTGGTTCAAGATTGGAGACAAGGCTTTCCGCATTCCGAAGCCATTCGAGATTGGCGCCATCGCTACCATCGCAGAACGCGGACTCGAGGCGATGGTGTCCGACGACCTCACCGGCAAGCAGTTTGCACATCGGGTCTTTAGCATCGTGAGCCAACAGCTTTCCATGAACCCAGTACCGCAGCTCGCCATGCCGCTGATCGAGTTGTACGCCAACCGAGACAGTTTCACCGACCGCCCCATCGAGGGCATCGGCATGGAGCGCGTGTCGAAGGAACGCAGGTCGGGACCGCAAACGTCCGCCACCGCGCAACTTCTTGGCAAGAACGGCTTCGTGTCCCCGGTGCAGATAGACCACCTGGTCAGCGGCTACTTCGGTTGGTTGGGCTCGCACATCGTCTCGACGGCTGACCTTGCTCTGCGTCCAGCGATGGACCTACCTGGCAAGCCGGCGTGGCGCGTGGATGAGATGCTGGTGGTGGGTGACTTCGTGAAGGACATGCCAGCGTACCAGTCGAAATACGTGACGCGCCTCTACGAACAGATGAAAGAAGTGCAGCAGGCGATGGCGGACCTGAAGGAGTTGCAGAAGGTCGGTGCCACCGAGGAGGCCAAGAAGCTTCTGGAGGACAGGGGCGACAAAATCCGCCTGTACCGCCTCTATACCCGCGCCGAGACGCAGTTGCAGAATGTCAACCGGCAGATCAAGATGGTGCAGTACCGTTCCGGAGATGCGGAATCCAAGCGCGAGCGCCTGGACATGCTGTATGCGACCCGCAATAGGATCGCGCAACTTACCGAAGAACGAGCCAGAGCATCTCTGCAATAAGAGCGATTGTCGCTAAGACTGCTGCTGGCCGTGCAAATTTGTGGAGGCGCTCAACGCTGGAGCCTATTAGCCAAACGATGCCGAGCACGATGAAACCGACTAGGAACGGGTAGTCCACTACGGCATGTCCGGCCAGTATCGAGCGCCCTTTGACTGGTTTTCTGCCCCAGGCATGATTTGCAGGTTCGCTGCCACATGCAGACCGCAGACGGTCTTTCCCTGCAACGGAACGATATGGTCAACGTGGTGACTGATTCCGGTCTCGCGTTCTATCTCGACGCACCCGGAGTAGATTGCATTGATGGCATCGTGATCTGCCCAAGGTGGGGTGGCGCGTCGCGCCGCTGCGATCCTGCGCATTGCCCGTGCACGAACCTTGGCGACGTTTTTCGCAGCCCATATCGGACCTAGCTGGCGGGCACGCGCTTTCAGGCACTCGGCATTCCGCTCGTAGTAGGCCCTGAAGTACGCGCGCCTCTCCTCACGCTTCCTTGCTCTGTAGGCCTTGTGGTAATCGGCAGCCCGCTCTCTATTGGCGTCGTACCATGCTTTTGAGCGCGCCTTGAACTTGTCAGGGTTTGCGGCATAGCGTTTCGCGTTGCTGCGCCTCTGGATTTCTTGAACTTGCGGACTACTCACAGCAGGGGTCCCGCGATCGCGCAGGCGAGGAAGAGCAGACCGCCGATGGCGAGGCCGATGGTCATCGGTCTATTTTCACCTGCATGGACTTGAATTCGCCGTGTAGACCTGATTGCGGTTCAGCGTCCATCGCTGATTTAGCGGCCTCTCCCAGAGCAGCATTCCAGGACTTCTTGGCGACGATCTCGTAGGCGGTGCCGAACGGCTTTTGGGTGCGCGGCAAGCTTGTCCACCACTGCTCGAAGGTCTTCATGCTGCAATCCTTTCCGACTTGATGAACCTGACGTTGCTGTAGCTGCCAATCTCTCCACTCGCCATGATCTTCTTCGCATATCGCTTCAGACCCAACCTAGCCTGTCGATAGGCTAGTGTCCACGCTTCGCGCGGCGTGAGCGCAGCCAGTAGATCCGCTTCTGCGCCGGGGTGCATGAAGACGGTGTACTGAAGTGGCGATTTTTTGTTTTTGAGGATCTGCGCGGCTCTGCGCATTGCGTCGATGGAAACGAACTCGCCCTCCTCACCTTCGAGCCACGACGGGACCGCCGGCACGGAGCGTGCGGCGAACGCCGCAGCCACGACCTCCAGGAAGTCGCGTCGGTTCATCAGAACCAAAGCCACCACAAGAAGGTTGCGTAGATGCCGCACAGAACCGACCACATCAACTGGATTGCGATCGACCACATGAAGTCGCCGATGGGATGCGGGCGGTCAAGGCCGAGGTCGCGCGCGATGCTTTCAATAACGCGCAATAAATATTCCGTCCCCGGGGGATCAAACGTAAAGTAACCCTGCGACCCGATGACACCGCAATGGAAAGAAGCGCGGTAAAAGGCGGGCTGACAAGACAGCCGCCAGAATTCATCGGTACCAACGATGGCAAGACGGTTCACAGTTTTTTCGCAACCTCTTCCATGTCCGCCTTGTAGTAGACGTTCAACAGCATCTTCAGATCCCGGTGGCCGATCATTTTAGCCAATTCCAGCGGGGATAGTTTCTTGGCGAGCCTGGTGGCGGCGGTGTGCTTCAAGTCGTGGAAGGTCAGCCCTTTGATCCCGGCCTCGTCGCACAGTCCAGCGAATAGTGCCGAGATTGACCCGGCGGTGAGCCCGAAGTCCTCGCGCCAGGCTTCCAGCGCCGCGGCGGACAGCGGGACCTCCCGGGACGTGCCGTTCTTCGTGTCGTAGAGGGTGGCCACCCGTCCCTTGACCGGCGGGTTGGACGCAATCTCGGAAGCCCGCATGCCGGTCTCCACTGCGAACCGGATCACCCGGCGCAACGCCGGCGAGGCCAAGGCCAGGAGCCGCTCGAGTTCGCCCTCGGTGGCGGTCCTGTCCCGCGGCCTGGAGTCCGGCGGCCTGGATAGTCCCTTGAACGGGTTCACCTTGAGCCAGGACCACTCCCTGACCGCGAAGGTGCAGACGTGGGAGAGCAGGTTCCATTCCCGCCTCACCGAAGCCCCTGAGACGTCCTGTAGGCGCCGCTCGCGCCAGTCGGCGACGTGGGAGGGGCCGAACTGGCGCAGCTTCACCGCGGCGATCCTGTCGCGCCCGACGGCCTCCAGGCGCACTGCTTCCCACCTGGCACCCTTTTTCTTCGCCGAGACCTCGCGGGCATAGCGTTTCAGCACGTCTCCGAAGGTAAGATTCGGTATCTCCCCACGGACCCCGGCCATGATCTCGGACTCAACCCGCCCAGCCCAAGCGGTAGCGGCTCCTTTGGACGGAAACGTGGCAGACTTGCGAACCCCACGCCTATTGATCTGCGCGCGCCAAAGGCCGGAAGGGAGTTTGTAAAACGCCGCCATGGGTTATCGGTGGGTTCAGAGATGTCAAAATTGCGGCAATTCTGCCAACGATTTCCCGAGTATGTCTCTATGAGAATGTGAGCCGCTGAAAGACTCGTGGTGCCGAGGAAGGGACTCATGGCGTTATCTAACATACTGTTTCTAGTGTGCTTTAATCTGTATTTCTGAGCCGTGGGTCATGAATGGGTTCTTCTGTCGTGCTTTTCGTCTCGCCTGCTGCCGGTAGGTCGGGGTTCCGTCGAGCTCCGGGAACTGATACGGGAGTGCTTCTGCACCGTTACGGAGGCTCCCCGGACGTCCGAAGGAAATGGCACTGGCGAGAGCCCGCACGACCCATTCGCCCCATTCACCCATGGCGAAGTTCACGGCTACGCACACCAGCCGGCAGTTTTTGGGCGTGTAGGCCGCTGCTGAGTCGATCCGGTCCAAGCTCGGGAACCAAGGGCGCTTGGTGCTGCCCGCTGGCCGGAATCGGTTGAACGTGATGCTGGATACCTGGCACTTGCCGTTGCTGCGGCCGTAGATCATCACGATGTCGTCCCGGTTTATCTCAAACGGAATGCCCCTCTCGCGGGCGTGATCCTTGGCGCGGACGTAAATCTCGGTCAATTCCTTGCCGTCCAAGCGGATGCCTGATTCAGGCAATCCGATGGCATCCGCTTTGATCGTCGCTTCGACCTTTTCGGCCCACTGTTGCGCGCGTTCCAAGTACTCGAAACACTGGCTTTTGCGGACGCCCTTGCGACACACTTGAGCCTGCCATTTTCCACTTGCGATCTGTCGGAAACTAGCCATCGGTATGTTCTTCCTCCTTTATGCCTAGCACCCATTCTGTCACAGCATTGGCGGGCCAGCGCGGATGTCCTGGTATCGGGCAGCGCGGCGGGAAGCCTTCGAGGTACTGCGTTCGCTTGATGAACTGGCTGTAGGACAAACCAAGGTACTCGGCGCACTGGTCGGCGTCCCAGATGACGCGCTCGAATGGGATCGTCACGCCGGGTACTCCTTCAGCGCCCACTCCGCATCGGTGAACCGGCCGCGCATTCCGGGCCGCGGGCCGCTGTCCTGCTTTACGAACATCGCGCCGCCCATGAGTTTGACCTGCTGGATGAACGCGCGCGCCGCCTCGATGTCCATGGGGCGGTAGTCACTGCCGGATTCCCCACCGATGATTGCCCAGTCCAGCTTGCCGTACTTGCTCGTTGGCTCGCCGTCCGTGTCGTCGAAGGCATTGCCGATGTCGATGTCGCCGAGGAACGGCTCGGCGCTGACGAAGCGCATCGCGGCCGGCGTGCGGCCAAGCAGCTCGACGCGCTGGTCGAAGGTATCCTGGTCCTCGGCGCTGACACCGAGCCAGACGTTCTGGATCGGCCATCGCACCAGCGGAATGTCTTCGTACTTGAGCGTGTAGCAAATGTCGCGTGCCGCCGCCTCCAGGCGGTTGTAACTGCGCGCTAAGCCGACCATGTAGGTCTGCATGCGCTCCGGGCGCTTTGTGAGGATCTGGAAGGTGTGCTGCTTGGCGATCGCCATCACCGCGAACACTAGGTCGATGTAGGCGTCCCTAATCTTGTCGTGGAATAGGTCGCTCATGCTGTTCACGAAGACGCGGCGCGGCTTCTTCCACCGCAGTGGTGCGTCGATCATCTTCTCGACCGGCTTGAGCACTCCGGTCCAGCGAGCTTCCTTGGTGCCGTCGGGACGGGTGACGTACTTGGCGAGCCCTTCACCCCAACCACCCTTATAGGAGTGGCGCGCGGCCAGAACCTCGGCGTAGCACTTCTTGCACCCCTCGGAGACGCGCTCGCAGCCGCGCACCGGGTTCCATGTCGCATTCGTCCAGGCGATGCCGGTGGTCTCAGCCATCTTTCTTGCTTGCCGGGAAGGGCCACGCCGCGGCCGGGTTGAGGGCGGACTTTTCAGGCGGTACAAGTGTGGAGGAAGGCCATGATGCTGCGGTAAACCCCTCCGACGGAAGGCCGAGCACACGGTACTGAAACTCCTGCGTCAACCTGCCGATCTCGGCCTGCAATTCGGGGATGGTCTTCTCCCTTCGCTCGACTTCCGGCTGGAGCGCTAGTTCGTGCCCGCACTTCTCGCACTTCATGCTGCCTCCCATGCCGCCACGCTCTCCGGCGACTTTGTTTCGCGCTCGTATTTGTCCCACGGGATGATCCGGTAGAGGCCAGTCAACACCCACCGCTGGAAGCAGAGCAAGTCCTTCCTGGCGCGGTTGAACACCATCGGATAAGGCTTGATCTCACGCGCCACCATGCGATTGAAACGGTGCCAAATGCGCTCCCAAGTTTCGGCAGGATCGCAACCGATCAGCATGTAGGCCATTAGGTGCTTTGGCGGGACGCCGTTCCTCTCCAGCATGTCCACGCCGCGAAAGAACACACCCTCATCGCCGAAGTTGTCCCATGCGGTGTAGAGGCGCCGTTCGTTGAACTCGGTGTTCCGGTACTCGATGGTTGCGACGGCCGCAGCCGACTCCTCGTTGAGCAACCTGACGTTTATTCCTTGCGACAGACAGACCTTGAAACGGCCCTCTATGATCTCGGCGACTCGCTCGCGCCACTGTGGGTTGCCGAAGAAATCGTTATCGAGCAGGTTCAGCTTCCTCGGGAATGGCTTCCCGCGCCAGATCGCGGCGATGGTGTTTACGCTGTAGGGTCTACCTTCCTTGTCTGGCACCACGCAGAAGTTTCTGCACACTGATTTCGGGGTCGCCATTCGGCACCCGCGCGCCGCATAGCCAATGGACTCCTTGAAGTCCGGGTAGCCGCTGTAGTCGTAATGCTCGTAGCCTGACTCGCCGATGATCTCCTCGACAGTGCCCTTAAACGGGGTTCCGGTGCCGCCGACGACGGCTTCGGGGAAGGCGTGCATGGCCTGCATCAACCTGACTTGGCTGAAGGTGAAGATTGCTGAGATATAGACGCGATCCGCGCGCCGGTCGAAAAGGTCACGCTTCCAGGTGCGCGCGTACTCGACGGTATCGCCATGCGACAGATGCCAATGGCCGAGCTTCATCAGGGCCATGTTGGGCAGCGCACCGTCGATCTGGATGGCGAGAACGTGCATTAGCGCCCCGAATCTCCATCGAGCGACGTATAAAGCTGCTCGATCCACCGATTGCGCCCTTCGGTGCGCTCATGCTCCTTAGAGACCTCCTTGCGGTGGTACTCGATGCCGTGCTGCGCCTGAACGAAAGCCTCGTCGAAGTAGTCGCGGCCCGACTTCTTTGTGGCCTCGGTGAGCGATTGATTGGCGTACTTCAGGTCATGCCGCGAGATCGTCAACTGCTCGATCATGAAATCCTTGAGGCCGGAGTGGTCCGTCGAGGGCGGCTTCCAGGCGACGACCTGCTCCATCATTTCTTCGATTCTCTGGTTCTGTTCCTTCTCGCGCTGTAGATGTTCGGCGGCGCTGGTGAGGGCTTTTGTCTTACGGTCCTGCCCGAAGGCGAATCGTTCGTCGCTCGTCATGTCGTTTAGCCGCGCAAGTTCGGTCATAGTTTCGGCCATGCGGGTCGCGCTGTAGTTGGACGGCGCCTGTTTCTCCGGTGGGGCGGCCACCGGCTCGTCGCGCTGCATGACGCAAGCTACGAAAGCGCGGGCGCACGTCAGGGTGAAGGCGCGGAAGTCCTGCCCCTTTTCCATCAGCGTTGCGGTGTATCCGGTCGGCATTACTTTTCTCCCTCGCTTTGTATGTCGTTGCACCGCTTCACTGGACCTCCGCGAATAGCGGGGCCACGCCGACGATTCTGCGGCGCGCGATCTCGATGTACCGCTCGTCTATCTCGATGCCGACGAACGAATAGCCCGCGCCAAAAGCCGCCTTGCCGGTCGAGCCGCTGCCCATGAACGGGTCCAGGATCATCCCCTCCGGCGGCGTCACCAGCCTGCAGAGGTAGGCCATCAGCTCGGTCGGTTTGACCGTGGGGTGGAAGTTCTCGTTCTCCCGGTCAGTGTTCGGCGACTGGAAGGTGCCGGGGGATTGCTCGCCGCTGGACCAGTTCACCGCTTGGCGCGGCATCCCCTGCAGGCCGTCGTTGCGGTCGCGCTTGGACGCCTTCGGGCACCAGAAGAAACGGGCCGCGCTGCCGGTGTCACCTCGCACCGCAAAAGGAACGCGACCAGCCATGCGCCCGTAGGTATTTTCTCCCAGCGGCTCGCTCGGCTCATTACCGCGCACGTCGCCCTGAGCGCCAGCCGACTGAGGGAACATGCCGACTACCTCCTCGCTGCCGTCGTGCAGCACGTTCGCCGGCCAGCGGCCAGCTTGATGCGACTCGCTGCGGTATTCCTCGCCGCTAGGCGAAGCGTTGAACATGCGCCCGTCCTGGCACGTCTTATTGCTGCTGCCCCATACGCCTGATCCAGCGGCGCCTGCGATGCGGCATGCGTCGATGTTCAGAGCCCCTACGCGGTGCGCCTGCAGGTTCTCGGCCACGGTCCCGATCAGCGGCTTGCGCGCCAGCAGGATCGGCTCGAAGGCGGGCTTCAGCGCCGTGCCCCAGCCCTTCCAGGCGCCTTCCTGGTTGCTCGACTTCGGGAAGCCTTCGCCGTGCAACCACATCAAGGTGTCCCGGATCTCCCAGCCCGCGTCCTCTACGGCAGTCCACACGCGATGGAAGGTGCGGCTGCTGCTGAACACCAGCAGATGCGCTCCCGGCTTCGCTACGCGCAGCAGGAGCGCCCACGTTGCCAGTTGCATCGCAATGTCTCCGCCGTCCCAGCGCATACCCATGAAGCCGGTGCCGATGCGCGAGCGCCCGGCCGGAGAATTTTCGTTCAGTGAAGCAGCGCCGCTGCCACCCTTCTTCCCGGTGGTCAGGTGATAGGGCGGATCGGTCACGATGGCGTCCACGGAAGCGTCGACCAGTTCGGCCAGCTTCTCGCGCATGTCGCCGTGGATGAGGCGCACGGTCACTTGTTCCTGCTCTCTGCTGTAGCGCTAGGGCGGAGGGCGCTCAACCCAGCCTCGCGAGCAAGGATGACAAGCGCGAGCGAAGCTGCGAGCGGTACTGCGCCATTTCCAACTGCCCTGAGTTGGTCACGCCGGGATTCGTCCACAGCGGGACCAGCCCCATCAGCCAGCATCCGAACGCCGGGTTGAGTCGCGGGCGCGAGGCCGGGGCGCTCGGCGATGATTGCTCCCCACTTTGGGTCGCTTGGTCCGGGGGCGAAAAGTTCAGCATGACGAAGTTCGGCAGTTGGTCGGCATGATTCGTGCTCGTCCGTCCGTCCGTCCGTCCGATTCATGTGCTGCAAGCTGTTCTCGCCTTTCGAGTCCCGCGCAGCTGGGCTCGGCCACGATTGAATCTGCGCCTGCAGATCGCCTCCGCCGCTGTTCTCTCGTCCCAGCTCCTTCTTCCGCTCGGCGCTCTCCGCGCCGCCCGTGATCGTGCGCGGCGTCGCCCACAACTCGACCTGGTTCTCCAACCCCACTTGCCTCTTGATGCCGTCCGGGCCGGTGCCCTTCGACTCCACCAGTCCCGGTGCGAGCTTGCGCCCGCCGTTCGGCACATTCGGCGTCATCCAAGCTTCGACTTCCTTTGCGAACTCGCCGCCGCCTCCCACCTTCCCGGTGTGGTCGATCCCCGCCATGCCGTGCGGCGTTTTCCAGTTCTTCGCGGCAAGCGCAATTTGTGGTCGTACCGTCGCGCCCTCCGATGTACTCTGATTGAAGCCCTCCCGGCAGTGCGCGTCCGGAGTCGGCCACGCCGCCACATCCAAGGCGAGGTTGCGACCGACGTTCGGTCGTTCCATTTCCCGCCGCATCGACTCCTGCCCTCGACGGTCTTGGTTCTCCATGCTCACCGTCGGCGTGGTCCAACCCTTCGACATCCCGGTCAGGCTGTCCGTCGCGTTCGGGTGATTGCCAGCCGATTCCGAGTCCTCGGCCCTCGCGGTGGGCCAGGATGAATACTCTTTCCCGCTCGTGGCTCGCGCCAACGTCGCGCGCAGCGAGGAAGAGCGGTCTTTCGATTCGATAACCCATCTCTGAAAGTCGCTCGCCGACTGGTCGGAACCACTGATCCCGAG